TCCAGTGTCTCCAGTAGTAACAAAGTTAGAATCTGAAAGGGCAGTATTAAATTCGGCTGTTGTTCCGCTTACAGTATTTGTTGCTAAAGAAATAGATTTGTTAGAAAATGTATTTGTTGATGTTGCACTAACTGTGATATCAGTTGTAAAGGCAACCGTTCCTGTAGCATCTTGGAATGAAATTGTTCTGTCAGCAGTTGGGTCAATAACAGTTAGTGTAGTTTCAAAATCATTTGGTGTAGAGCCTTCAAGTACAATACTTCCATCTGTAATGATTAGATTACTTATATTTGGGCTTGTTAAGGTTTTATTTGTAAGGGTTTGTGTAGCAGTATCGACAACAAGTGTTCCTGCTGCATCAGGGAATGAAACTGTACGATCAGCAGTTGGATCTCCTGCTGCAAGTGTAAGTTCAAATTCATCTGCTGTAGTGCCTTCAAAAACAACTGATGAGGTAAGTATTCCAACAGCAGTAAGATCTGACATATTACCAGTTGTAATTATTGTACCGCTAACATTTGGAATAGTAATTGTACGATCCTCTGTAGGATCTGTTACCTGAAGAGTAGTTTCAAAATCATTAGCGGTAGTACCTTCAAAAACAATACTTGTACCAAAAGCAGGATTTGCAGTTGAGTTGCCATCAATAAAATAGTCTATGTTTGCCCAGTGATTAGTTCCATCACCGATTTTAAACTTGTTGGTGTCTGACTCCCATCCAATTTCACCAGCATTTAGTATTGGATTTGCTGATGTCCACTGCGATGCAGTGCCTCTGCGTTGTTGCATTCTGGTTGCCATATTGCTCCTTTATATAGTTATATTATAACAGATTATTAATTAAAATTATCTGTTGCCGTTCCACCATCATATGTTGCCTCAAATGATGCTGTATTGTATAGCCCTGCACTTACAAGAACACCTGGTTCGTTGTATGCTCCACCACTAATAAAAGTACTAACAATTAGTCCACTACCATCAATAGATGTATTGTGGATATGGTCTTGAAGTCTTTCTGCATCTGCAAGTGTTGCAATTGCAACCCATTCAGAATCATAATAAACGTGCACACGCTCTGTTAATGTGTCAAACCACAACTGCCCATTTACTGGAGATTCTGGCTGAGTTGTTCCAATTGTTGGTGATCCAACTGCTGTATCTACATAAAGTTTTGTAGCAGCATGTGAATTTTGAGTAGGTGTGGCAACTGTAACAACATCTCCGAAAGTACCGCCTAGCGCTACGTTCAAACCATGTTTGACTTTAAAGTCTTTATTTACTGTTGCCACAAGTTACCTCTTTCTAATTATGCTTCGATATAAACTTTGTTTACCTTAACAACAGTATCTGATGATGCACCAGTTACCTGAAGTAGAACGTTTCCATTGTCATAAACAGCGTTAGTTGTTCCTAGTTCAGTGTTACTGATTACATCTGCATACTCTGTTAAGTAAACGTTGTTTGATCCATCAACTGTAACAAGAACTTCAATTACTTCAATATTACCTGCTTTTTTCATTTGAACAATATACTTTGCAGATGAATATGTAGTTGCTGACCATGTATCAATTGTGGTTGCTGAAGTAGATGCTGTTGCTGTAGCAGTACCAAGTAAAGCATCTGTAAGAGTTACAGATCCTACAGTTACACCAGAAAATGTTGGTGTTGCTGTTGAGTGAATGTCTTGTGGTGTAGATAATGTAATTGCACCAGTTGATGCAGTTGCACTAATTTGATTTGTTGTTCCAGTAATTGAAAGAACGCCAGTGTTTGTAACGGCATCGCCTTCAATACTAATACCAGTTCCAGCGGTAACATTTAATGTATTTCCTGTCTTAGAAAGACCATCGCCTGCGGTGATTTGTCCTAAACCAGTAAACTGTGTAAAGGTAAGTGCTGTAGTTCCAACTGTAATTGCGCCATCTGTAGTTAATACATATCCAGAATCTGCGTTTACTGTTCCTTCTTCTACGAATACCGCAAAACTTGCAGTAAGTTCTGCACCTGTATCTGCATCAGTTGAACGATCTGGAGCACCAGATGCCTTAACTACATAGATACCATTTTCTGAACCAGTTGACTGATTCTTAACAAGAACACGGTCACCTGTAGCAAGAGTTACTCCGTCAAGAGTGGATCCATTAATAACCGTAATAAAGTTAACATCAGCAGTTGTTGCTGCACGTACTGATGCTTTCCAGTCAATACCTTGTGCTGCTGAATCTACATAAGCCTTAGTTGCTGCATCTGTTCCATCTGTAGGTGTTCCAAGACCTGTGATCTTGTTTGTACCCATTGCAATTGCACCAGTCATTGTACCGCCAGCAAGTGCTAGAACATCTGCTGTAAGTGCTACTGTGCCAGTTGCATCTGGAAATGTAATTGTGCGATCTGCTGTAGGGTCTGTAAATTGAAGGGTAGTTTCATTATCATTTGCTGTCGCACCCTCCACAACAATTGATCCATCTGTAATAGATAAACCAGACACTAACGGTGAGGTCAGTGTTTTGTTTGTTAATGTTTGTGTTCCAGACTCAGTTACATATCCTGAAAGTGATGGAATATCTGCAGTAAATGCTACAGTACCGCTTTCATTTTTAAATGTAATTGTACGATCTTCAGTTGGATCAGTGAATTGAAGTGTAGTCTCGTGATCATTGGCAGTTGCGCCTTCTACAACAATTGATCCATCGCTTAAATATAGTCCACTTACTGTTGGTGATGTAAGTGTCTTATTTGAAAGTGTTTCAGTTCCTGCAAGAGTTGCAAAGTCTGCATCTGAAAGAGCAGTATTAAATTCTGCAAGAGTTCCTGTAACTGTGTTTGTAGTTAATGAAACTGACTTATTTGTAAGTGTGTCAGTTGTGTCTTTAAGAACTATTGTTCCAGTTGCATTTGGAAGTGTAATTGTTCTATCTGCTGTTGGGTCTGTAACAGTAACAGTTGTCTCATAATCATCTGCTGTTGCACCCTCGAAAACAATACTTTCTCCAAAAACACCAACTGCTGCTGGGGCTGCGTACTTTAATCCCGTTGCTTCGTTGCTGTCTACTGTTAAAACATGTCCATTGGTTGCACCAACGGCAAGACGACTTACGGTGTCTGCGCCTGTAGCAACTAGTAAATCACCTTTGGCGTCTACTAATGCTTCTGTTAATACATCATGTCCATTAACGGTCGCAGTTGATCCCTCAACTACAATTCCCGCTTTTACTCTAAAATCTTTTGTTACTGTTGCCATCTTTTATCTCCTTGGTTAAGCCTTTAATCCCATACGCATGTAGCGTAGAGTTATAGGGGTTTGTCCTCCCACTGGAACAACAGTTAATGAAACTGTGTCTCCAGCCCGTGAAACAGAGATGGTGCCAATATTCCCATCGTTGTCTATCGTTGCATATTCTGTAACTGAAACATCTGTTCCATCTACAAGAATATTCATTTCTGTAGCGTAATATTTATTTGCGCCACCAGAAGTCTTTTTAATTGAGATTACATATCTCATTGATCTAAATTCGCTTGCTAAAAAGTTATCAAATACTGTTGAGTTTTCAATACCATTAATAGTTGATTCATTATTTCCAAAACTACCTAAATCTGTTGCTTGGGCTGATAAGGTATCAATTAAATCAACATAGTTTGCTTCTGTGGGTCTGTCCCCAGTTTGAAATAGTGCTTTGACTGCTGAGAGTGATGTTCTAGCCATAATGGAATTATATCACATTATTAAAGAATATAATTATTAATTCCAATAATTTGAAGTCCAATTCCAGGTATCCCAGAATAAGCAGAGGGTATACCTATTGTTGTAAATCTAATACGAAATGGTAAAACCTCGTTAATTCTTATACCTGTTGTTATTGGAATAATTTTTGCAACTGCGTAGTCTATGCTTTCTACAGTTTTTGTTTTTTGTACTGTGCTGTCAATAATTATTGCTGAAGCCATTACGACTCGCTATTTGTTACATCTTCAATAATTATCATTGTTCCTCTGGCTACCGTCCAAACCCTGCTCTCATCACTTAATTCAATATCAAAAATATCGCCAGTCTCTAACATTGTTGAATCATTTGCACTTAATGAAACTGTAAACTCTCCATCTAAATCTGTTATTGTTGGTGAAGGTGCTAATTCTACAATTAACTCTGCATCATCTGTAAATTCTCCAGGCTTAGTGTTTGGTCTTTTAATTTCCATTGCAATTGTCCAGTCCTCAATAACTAATGGATCTTTATTGTCATCTGTTACATATACTCTAAATGCTGCAGTGTCTCCTCTAACTACCGTCCAAGTTACGGTAGGTGGTGTTAAACCAACAGAATAAGAACTTTGTTGTTGTGATCTAAGTATTGCCATTATGATAAACCTGCTTTCAGTGATCCCCATGTGCCGTTGCCTTTTGGCTGACCAACAACCAATATTCCAGTTGTTGCGTTAGACTTTCCTACTATTGCTACCGCACCAGAACCAGTTGCTGGCTGTGTTGCTGTTAATCCTCCACCATCTGCAACATAAAGAACATTTCCAGCGGTAAAAGAAGTTGTATTTGCATCAAGAATTACTCCAGAAATAGTAACAACACCATCTGAGTTATTTCCAATTGCAGAACTTGTTAATCCTAATACTGGGAATGTAGCAAGATTATCAGAGTCACATTTTTCAATTGTTGTTTTTGTATTAAACCCACTCACATAAACTGGTGTTGCTTTTGCAATTGTTGCACCACTTATATTTCTAACCTCTATTGTATGATTTACAAGAATAGGTAAGATAAGTTCAATTTGCTCTGCTAAATCCTGTAAATCTCCATGGATATCTACTGGATCGCTAGAGAGCGGATACGGAAGATCATAATTTGCGGTTGCACCTGTTGCCATAATCTTATTATTATACCACTTGATGATGGTGTATTTTTAATAAAATATGCGGCGGCATTGATAAAGTTGACTTTAATCCCTAAATCATGTTATAATTAATACACTACCGAAAGGTAGTTTTTGTTTCTAAGGAGGTAACACTAATGAGAAACATTGAAAAAAAAGTTTGGTTTGGGTTATTGTCTATTATTGGCCTAGTTGCGCCTTTTAGTAATTCTGCTAATGCTTTAGATAATAATTTATTAATTAAACAACCCGTAGAAGTCCTTTCAGCCCCTCAAGGGGCTTTTCTGGTTTCTAAGGATAAAATATTAGAAAAGTATAAAAATGCTCATAAATTAACTAATGAGCAGTTAATTGAATTGTTAGAGGCTGTAGGTTTTAAAGGTAAGACTTTACGATCTGCTTGTGCAATTGCTATGGCTGAAACCAATGCTAGACCACTTGCTTTTAATGGTAATCCTAAAACTGGAGACAGTTCTTATGGAATGTTTCAAATAAATATGATAGGTAACTTGGGTCCAGATCGCAGAGAAAGGTTTGAGTTAGATTCAAACTTTGAACTGTTTAATCCAGTTAGAAATGCACAAATAACACACCACATGACCAAGGGTGGAAAAGACTGGTCATCATGGACAACCCTAAACGGGTCACGGTATCAAGAATGGTACAATAAATATCCATGTAAAGTGTAAAGATTAAATATAAAAATACCCCCTTGGGATAATCCTTGGGGGTTTTATTATTTTTTAAGCGGTACTTAAAATATGCCTTTATTACAAACCTAATATATATTACACACTAGTATAATAATTTAAAAAACTTTGTATTAAACATGTTGGTTAAATTTTTGTAATATATTTTTTTATATATTATTATTAGTTTTAGACGAAGCCACCAGGGGTAAATTGTGGGAAGTATGGTGGGAAGAATGGACCTTCGCCTGGTACGAATCCACTAAATGCTGGGAAGTATGGTGGGAAGAATGGGAAGGATGGTGGGAAGAATGGTGGGAAGAATGGTGGGGCTACTGGAGTAACACTATTGCTTGCTGATGAAAAATCAGAATCTAAAACTGTATTATTTAATTTAACTGCAAAAGTGTATGATGTTCCATTTGACAATCCCGTAACTGTAATTGGTGATGCAGATCCCGTATTAGAAATAGAACTGGGAGATGATGTTGCGGTATATGTTAAAGACGAATTTGGCTTACCTAAATAACTTGGTTCTGTAAACGTTACAGTTGCTTGAGCATTACCAGCAGATGCAGTTCCAATTGTTGGTGTTCCTGGTTTACGACCAGCAGATGATGATACGGGTCCTAGTCTTGACATTATGCAACTAAGTCTCCAAGAACAACCCAAGAGTCGGTAGCACGTTTAATGCATACGGCAGATGACCATTGTGCTCTTAACTTTAATCCTGGAGTTCCATTTACCGTTGTGGTTCCTGGAGTAGTTGCTGCAATTGTTACTTGTCCAGAGGTAGTTTGAAGAATTGTAATTTGTGCACCAACTGCAAATGCTTGCGTTGCATTTGTTGGAATTGACAATGTTGAGGAAGTTGACATTTCAACCATTTTTCCATTATCGGCAAGCACAAGTGTATAAGAAGATGCTTGTGAATTTATTGAAAGATTTATAATTGGAGCAGTCAATGTTTTATTAGTTAGTGTTACAGCGTTAGTAAGAGTAATATCTGGTGTCGCCCATTGTAATCCAGAGGCTGTTGCGGAGTTAGCCGTTAAAACTTGACCGTTGGTTCCTACAGACAAAACAGATAATGTATCATTTGCTGAAGCAGAAAGCAAATCTCCCTTTGCAGCAAAGTCTGTTAATTTTAAAGTTCCTCCAGTGTCAAGACCATCAATTTGGTCTTGTAAATCATTAATTGTATATGCAATAGATGGATTTACTAAAGAACCAGTAGAAGCGTTTGCAGTGTTATAAGCATAGTCGCCGTAATGATATAGGCGTAGGGCTGCCTGAATATCAGCGGGATCTGATAATCCTGGAATTTTAGTTGGTACTAAAGTACCTATTGATTCTGCTGCCATATATCACCTCTCTTAGAATTATATCACAAAGATATAGTTTAAGACTCTTCATCTACTCCTATAATAGTTATGTGTAAATGTGTTGTAACTTGCCCCTCTAATACTGCCCAATCACCATACGGACCAGAATCAACATCTGTTCTATGTTCAACGGCTTTAAAGTTTATGACAAGATTTTCACCATCTCCAACAAGCGCTGGAATACTCATTGAGGCAGCAACTGGGTTATCATTTACAATGCTATATTGAATATTAAAGTTTTCGGCAACTAAGGGGGTAGCGGTAAGTGTAACTATATCTGATACTGGAATAGTTATAGAAGCCTCTCCAGCAGAGTAGGTAGTTAAAAAATTTTTAGAATAAATTACTGGATTTAATTCTAATACTTCAATCCAAACATCCCCGCCAGGTTGAGAAACGTATTGATACAAATATCCATAATCTGCGCCAGGAGATGTGTTGATATACAAATCATTAAGTTCTGGCTCTTGACCAATTTCTTCTGTATTTGGATTTCCAACACCAACAAATATTTGGCTACCCCTAATTCCAGTTGCACCAATATCTGTTAAAAGTTCTATAGTTTCTGGGGGACCTAAAACTGTAATATCATCGTTATCTAATAAAACATCAGGCATTACGCTGCACCCGTAATATCGTTTGTTACCGTAATTGATCCAGTTAATAATGTAAAAACTTGTGTTCCGTTTGTAATTTCAACGTCATAAACATATGTTCCAGCGCTAAGTAGACTGCCACCCGCAGGAGTTATCGTACAAGTAACAATATCAGTTGTTGCGTTTACGACCGCAGTCATTCCTTGAGCGTTTGAATACTGGGTAGCACCAGGTAAGCGAAAGTTTGCAATTGTAAAAATAGCGGTATAGTTTAGTAAATCAAAAGCCCCACCATTTGCTGTTTTAGGACGAATCACAAATTGAGATGTGTCGCCACGGTAGTAATTAAAATTATATGTGCCTGGAAATGCCATTATTCCTCCTACCTCATTATACCATTAAGAAACAGCAATGTAGATACCGTTTAGAATTATATTACTTTCATTATCTGCCCTAAATTGAATTGCACCACCTAGTGTTCTAATTCTTTGAGCATCTAGATATATGGTTTGGCTATAGGACATATCGTATGAGTATTGATATTTTAAGGTTGAAACATATCCTGTTGGGGAGTTTTTATAATCTGGAACAAACAGCCTGCTCCAAACCTCTGTATTATTCATATAAGTAGTTATAGTAAAATCATACCTTACATCTACCCTTGCTCCATTTTTTAAAGTTTTAAAATTAAAATTTTTTGATTCATTATTCCATAAAGTATTTGAATTTTTTGGAATATAAATTTCATTAGATTTTTCTTCATCTTTTATAAAATTTATAGATACCCATCCATCATCACCTCTTTCTGGACCAAGTCTAACTTCACTTAAATTTTTATTACTATAATATGCCCATCCTGGATATTGACCAGATACGCTGTCGTATCCTTCAGCACCTTTTCCTGGCTCTCCTCGTTGTCCTTGTGGACCTTCAGGACCCCTATCACCTTTATCTCCTTTTGGACCCTGTATGCCTTGATCACCTTTTTCACCCTTTAATCCAGTTTCACCCTTTTCTCCCTGTATTCCAGGAACAGCGATATACTGCCTATTTAGTTCTTGGGTGCTTTGTATTGCTTCAGAGTATTTTTTCTTTTTTGAAATGTTTGGAAAGTCCATGCTTTTAGCCATGGTAGATTATTTCTTTACTTTAAATACTTTTTTCCCAATTTTAATAATTGGTGGAAGATTGTCTTTTTTCGCTGATATTTTTACTATTGGCATTATAGACCTGGAGTTATATCGCCTAGTACACATATGGTTCCAATTACTGGAGTCCATACGGTGTCTACGTCTTGACCGCTACCGCCCTCAATTACAACCTGTAAATCAAATTGTAATTCTGCTACAACTGAGCGGTATCTAGTACCACCCCAATTTTCTGTAATAGATGCTGGAGCAAAAATTTCAACATAGCCTTCTCCAGAAATAGCAGTAAGTTCGTCTAAAAAATCTCCATTAGAATCATATGATGTAGCGCTATAGGTCCAGTCTGAGGTATCGTACGGTGTGATTTCATCATCTTCAAAAAATTCTACCTTTAGAGTTGCACTATCTCCACGGACTACTGTCCACTGAATGTTGGCTGGTGTTGCGCCATATTTTTCAATTGTAGATACGCACATAATATTTTATTATACCATAAAATATGCTAAACACCTAGGTGCAGTGGGGGGTGGGCAACCTAGGTGCTAGCACTCAAATTATAACATTATATATTATTAAAATATTATTTTTATAACAAAACGTTATAATCCAGATATATAAATTATTGTTATAGAATCGTTATAAAGTTTGCGGGTAAAGTTCAAAAAATCCAGGAGTTATAGTGTATACTTAAAATATATAAAGAAAAGAATTTATTGTAAATAGGTTTTTAAGATATCTTTTATATATAATATATAGTTAAAAAATCCAGTTATTTTCTTTTGCTAAATCGCCATATTTTATATATTTATCGTTCCACCAAACATCAAAATCTGAAGTATATGAATAGCAATTTTTTTCATGAGATCCGTGTAATGCTGATAGTAAATTAAAATCAATTTCTTCATTATATTTTTTAACTATAGCAGAAAATTCATAAAAAGTGACATTTACAATTTTATCATTTCTTATAAATTCTTCTTTTATTCTTATTAGCAAATCATCAATTATTTTTTTTATGGTATCGGATTTTCCTAAAGAAGCCATTGTTCCATTACATGCAATGCCATTTCGTATGCGAGGAGCAAGTATAAAATTATCATTTTTAATATATTTTTTAAAAACTTGATCAATAGGGTTTTGGCAAACAGAGTCCATATCGGTATATAATCCACCATATGTGTATAAAACACATAATCTCCAAACATCTGCCTTGTTAATTGGACTTAAATATTCATAATAATAATACAACTGGTTGCTATACTCTTTTACATGTATTTTTCTTTCTTCGGCACTACAATATCTATATTCCCATTCTGGATTTAAATTTTTCCAAGTTAATGAAGCCATCTTGTAGTCATGCCGTAAATCATCATAATCTAGTTCATAGGTTTGCCAAATAATTTTAGGAATCATGCTTAAATTATACCTTAAAGGTATTATTTAGAATGATCTTTAAAATGTTCAAGCAAAAGGTCAAATAATTTGTCAGTTTTTTCCTCTAGGCGATTAACGGAATCTTTTAAACTGGAGCCCGAATTGGGTTTAAGTTCGTTTAAATAATGTTTTACGAGCCAACGAATTCCACCAGCAACAATAGTTACAATAGTAAGAAGAGTTAAAGTTAATGCTGCCCAGTCTGATAATGTCATAAAGTTTATTATATCATTATTTGAGACAGTTATTCACAAATGTACGAAAATGACATATGAAACAAATCAGATGTTGTTAATCCAATTGGACTATTGTGGTCAAATGGCTCATCTGCTGCGGAAGATTTAATATTCCAGATTGTAAAAGTAGAACTAGCGTCAGATAAATGTCCTTTAAGACTATAATGATCTACGCCTTGATTTACAGTATCATGAACAGAGCCGCCGAAAACATCGGTGTGATATTTTGAGGGAAAAGGAAGAGTCAGCGAATACTGTCCAGTTCCAAAATTACTTACATTGTCAAAATCAACGCTAATTTGAACTTGAACAAAGTTTCCGATTTTAATATAAAATCCTGTTGCAGGTGTTCCAGTAAACGCTAGTCCAGTTCCAGACCAAGTTGGCGTATAGGACTTTATCTGCGTCGTAAGTCCACCAACATCGCCAAATGCTGGATGTGTAAACCGTGCCAATTAAGGCTCCAAGCCAATTTGAATTGTGGCAACACTCATAGCATTAATTGATGATACTGCATATAAAGCGTCTGGAGATGAAAGTTCAAAAGAAATAGAATGGTTTGGCAAAATTCTAAAGCCGTATGACGAGGAGGTAACTCCTTCGCCACCAACATAAATGTAGCCACTGTCATTAACATTTTGAATGGTAAAGTCTAAACCACCGTGAGCACCTGGTGGGGTCAAACGTGTAACGGATGAATCGCTTAGTGTTCTTAATAAGTGTAGGGTCATAATCAAATAATATCACGTATTTACGACGGTATAAAGCAAAGCCGAAAATAGAGATAACAAACCTCCCTACCAACACCAATGTCTGATACACAGCCAAATATGTTGGATATAGGGTAATAAGCCTCTTATCGGATATAAGGTTTGCAATCTATAAATTTCTTTGGTATAATTAATAACAATTACTTAAAGGGGGTAATAAAAATGAACAAAGAAGAAATTATTAATTTAATGGTTGAAAGCATAAATCAAGATAATCGTGAAATATGTGAAAGGGGTGGTATGGATAAAGATCAAATAGAAAAACAAATTGAACAAAGCCAGCCATCACTTGCATACATGGCAGAGAGTCTATATAGTAAATTAATTGAAAAAGAAATAATTAAAAACTAAATTAATTTATTCAGTTTTACCTGGTGGCTCTTGTGGGACAGATGAGTGTAGGTTTGTGCATATACACTCAGTGCAGCACTGTTTGAATTGTTGGTCTGTACTCATAAAATAAATTGTATCATATTTTATTCTTTTATATATGGTTTGAGAATGTCCCAGTGGCCTTTGGGGCTTCCTTGATATACCTGGCCAGTTTCTCGATCTATTAATAACCATTTTTCAGGTCGTTTTGTTTTTACCGTCAAAACTATTGCTTCATCGAAAACCTTGTATTGAGTCATGATGACAACGCCATGCTAAAGTGTTTTTGACAGACATCAATTATTTGATATTCATATGGTTGTAAGTAAAGACTCTCTTTGTCACAAAAATAACATTTTTTAAAGTTAGGTTCCATATCTTTATTTTACCATATCAGGTATAATCGATATATGAGTGATGATGCTAAGGTTTGGGATTTGTTTAATGGTTCCGCCAGAACACCAGAAGAGATCTCTGAATACCGTCTTGAAATATGCAGAGGCTGTGAGTTTTATAGAAAACGTACAAACCAGTGTATCAAGTGTGGATGTTTTATGAAGTTAAAGACTACACTTGAAAAGGCTAAATGTCCTATTGGAAAATGGTAGTTATTCTTCAAATGAGGTTTGAGATGCAATCATTTCATCAGTTACCGTGGTTTTACAAGAACAACTGTCACAGCAAAATCCTTGAAAAACCTTTAATGCCAAACCATCATTTGGAACAATAGGTTGGCCATCTTGTAATCTGGCTATGTTAGATTCCATGTTCCTCCATGTATTTTATTCGCTCTGTATATTTTTCTACAACTTCTTGTGTTACTAAGCCACCTTCGTTATCCCAGGCATCATTGTTTTCTGATTCCGTTGAACTTTGCTGAAAGTAGCATCCCTCTTTTGGCCAAGAAAAAGGCAGTTCTTTTTTAAAAATAGAGTTTTCAAGGTTTTCTAGAAAGCCCATAGCGCTACCAAACCTAATATCATTATAGATAAAACTACTCTTTGTGTCATTGGCATTAAAAACCTATTATTTTCATATATTAAGTTTATCATATACTCCACCAGGCTGTGGTGTTGTAGAAATATCCTACTCGTTCTTTGTATTGGGCATATAGGGCGTTTACGACCTTCCAGTTAGTTTCATGGGTTGTTAAACCACAATGTGGGCATGGTTCTATTCCTTTGTATTTATATACGTGGCTGCACATCTTATAATTATACCCTGCCAAATCTGAAAAAATTTTTATTTTGACAAAATCTGAATATTTTTCTTAGATGTATGATACATGAATTTAAAAATAAAAATGAAAAAAATTAGTGAGCACACTACTCTAACTCTGTGTAGTGTGTCCTATCATAGTTAGCAAGTGTCCCACCATTTTGTAGGTGGGCTTTGCGTCTTAACTGTTCAGCAGAATACTCAGCCACTATGCGACCTGTTCTATCTTGTTGACCATGTACTCAAACTTTAGGCGTTGACCTACTGAGTTTAGTTCGTCAATAGTCTTAATGATTTCTTTAATGCTACTAGCGGTTAGGGTACCTTTTAGTAGGCTACCCTGCCAAATTGTATAAGTGATTTTCATTTAGTTATTCTCCTCTAAATTGTATTGAGTAGTAAGGTAGGCATTAGCCTGATTTAGATAGTCTAGCAATTCGCTATCTTCTCTATTGTATTTAGCCTGTTGGGCTTTTCTAATGTCCTCAAGGAGGGTATTCATAGGTCTATCGTTTATCATTTATAGTTATCCTTTCATAGATACTTTCTTTATACCCCCTAGTCTAGCAAGGGGGACTGACATTTTGGGGACTTTCCCCTAGTGTCGTAATGTGATTTGTCTCACTTACTTGCTACGCTCACCCTCTTGTTGAGGTTTATTTGGTAGGCTCATTGAGACTATCTTTCTTTATTTATTTATAGGAGAATACTATCACACAATACCCCAAAAGTCAAGACGACACGCCGTGAATGACATGCTTGTAATTAGTGATATACACCACACGACAAATGGTGCAAATCGGACATTGGGCTCGGGCCTTTTTTGAGTTATCCACAGGGTTTATCCACAGACACGCTCATACTGGTGAGTATACTGGTGAGTTATCCACAGACTAATGTGTTGCGGATCACATAAAAACCGTCTCATATACTGGTCAGTAATAGCGAAAATGTCAGTGGTAGGTGTTATAATTCTAGTATAAAGAAAATCAAGAAAGGTTCTTGATAAAGAAAGGAATTCAAATGAATTCACTAAAAAATAAAGTGTGTAAGCATACACCTAATAAAAATGCTATCTCTATCGTTCACGATGAGCGATTTACTTTCTGCGAGAATTGTGAAGAAAATATAACTTCACATCTTCGTGAGGATAATGACTTCATGTCATACTGGACTTCATGGAAGGTAGGTAAATAAATGATAACTAAAAAATGTATATCATGTAATGATACCGCTATGGTATCTAAAATTTCTATCCCTGCTATTTGCGATAATTGTATCGCTAAGAATTGGAAGGTGTCGTAATGAATACCATAACACTAAATTGTCGCTTGTGCGATAATAAAATTTCTAGTGAATTTTTTGATGAGCAGGACATAATTACCTGCTCTAATTGTTGGGAGTAAAATGCTTAACGAAATAAAAAATAAAATAATTCGTATTCAAGAATTGCGCCGCAGTAATGCGGCAACACCAATTCCAAATAAAAAAAAATATACTAGAAAGGTAAAACATAAAAATGCAAAATGAAAATATAACTAAGCAATTTGAAAATGCAGTTGACTTAACTAATTTAAGTGAATTAGATTTAGAAATTGTTAAACAAATTTTATTAGATAAATTTAACTAATAAAAAATTTTTGCAGAAATAAAAACTCTGCAAAAAAAACCCGAGGCGTTTTCCACAGGCTGTGGATAACTTACGATGTGTGGTTAAGATCACATAAAATCTTGTCCATATTTTGAGATTTACGGCGTGGCGATTTGATTTTGTGAGATTTTCCTGGTAAACTTACGGAATAAGAAAACAAAAGAAAGGTGGTCAAAATGACTACACTAAAATGCTCTATCTGCGATACACTTGTGATTAGCAACGTGTTTGAAATTGACGATGTAATTACTTGTAAGGAGTGTTGGTAAAAATGGGATATATTGAAATCTTTCGCCTTGATGAACAAGGTGCTGGGTGGGTTGATCTTTCTGAGGCTACCCCCGCAGAATTGCTAGACCTAGAAATAGGCTTATTTCAGGAAGGGGCTTTGTGAGATAAATCACAAGGCAACACACCCCTAGCAGGTTGAAAATGTCAGGGGTATTTGATAGGATAGTCTTATCAAACAATAAAGAAAGGTGGTCAGAAATGACTTACACTATAAAACTAGAAACCTTCAATGGTGCTGTAAAAAAAATCAACCTATCTACAAAAGGTCAGGTCGCAGATTTTATTAAACAATATCCAAACCAGTTGCCTGTTGGCGTATCTGTTAAATTAGATTGCGACGCTTTAGGTATTCGTGGCACTCTTAGAGGAAAGGCGTTAGCATAATGATAAATTCTGTAATGTCTTTTGATTGTAATGAGTGTAATGGTCAAGGTCTTATCTTTTGGGGTAATGATCTTGAATATGATGTAGAAAAATGCGATTGCAAAAACTTTGTGTTAGGAGATTTATTTTAATGATGACTAGAAAAGACTATGTAAAAACTGCAAACATTTTAAAAAGTTTTGTAGATGAAATTCCACAAACCACCTATGAGGATTTAGTTCAAGAGTTTGCAGATTGGTTTAAATCTGATAACGAAAACTTTGACTTTGCAAGATTTGAAAAGGCTTGCGGAATTGATGAGATTGGTTTAATTCCTGTTGGCTCTGAAATGTTTAAAGTATAAATAAAAATCCTGGACACGATATAAAACTGTCCGAACATTTGTTCTAAAATCCCCGAGGCGTTTTCCACAGGTTTATCCACAGGCCTTTACGTGTGATTAAAAACACACCCCAGATTCCCCAGATCTTTACGGCGTGTCGTTTGAAAATGTCAGTCCAGTCTGATAAGATAAAGATATAACGAAAGGAAAACTATGAACGATAACTATGATTTTGATCGCTATGATGATGAGGCACTTGATTACGCCCTAAGCAAAATTAGTGTTGGTGATTGCTATTGTAAGGCTATGGTGCTATGCTCGTATTGTGCGAAAGGATACAGATAATGGGTAAATTTAAAAACACACTAATGGAGATACTTTCTCATAATGATTGCTATGGTAAGGGTTGGCTATACTATGGCAATAATAAGGACTTTGATGTCTATGCTTGCGAGTGTAATTTGTATTCCGTGCCCGCAGATGAGATAATGGAATACCACCAACTATTTAACACTAAGGAGAACGCATAATGGAATATAATTATTCACTTACTACTTCGTATGACGGAGAGTTAATTCATACCCTGCGAGTTAGCGATATGCTAGAAGCGGTTAATGCTTGGGATAAATGCGTGGACTATGGAACTGCTAAAGAATACGCAACCTATAATTTATCTGACTTAACAGGTAAAATGTATACTAAAACTTTTTACACTAATGGAGAGGTCGTAATTAAATAATGGGAAGCATAACAGCAATAGGTCTAGCGGATACAACGCTAGACTTAGAAACTCAATTACTTTATCACTTAAAAGGTAATCACTATCCACCAGTACCAGCAGAAATGGTTAAGCCTTGTATTGAAGCGATTGACGCATTCTATGATGAGGACTATCAACGCATGATTGAAATGCCTATGGTTGGCGACTTTCAGATTCTGTATCGTGGCATGACACATGCACCTGCTAGTGCTATCGTTGAACAACACCACCTTGAGTGGTTTATTGATCCAGTAGATGAGGATTAAAAATGTCTGCTACAATAAAAACTATGGACTACATGAAAGTTGATTTATTAACTTCAGGGCAATTAGAGGTTGATGATTTAATTTTGGTTGGTGATGAAGTTGTATCTATTGTTAATATAATTTCATTACCAGATGGATATACCCTTGAAATTATAAATGATTTTGGTGAAAGAGAAATTATTGAAGTTGAAGAGTATCAACAATTTTATTTAATGATGTTAGAGTAGGCGGGGGCCTCGGGGCAATTTGTCCGTTTTGTACCAATTACGTAATTACGGGGTGTTTGATATTTTCCAGATTTTATGATATTATTTTTATATGACCCTAATAAGAAGCAAAGACAGGAAAGTAACCAATGCCGTATCCCCAAATGGAAAAACAGCAACAATTGCCAACACTTTTGGATTACCTAGTGGAAAAGCATATTCATGCCCTGGTGCCACTAGTGTTTGTGAAAGTGTTTGCTACGCAGGAAAACTAGAAAAGATATACAAAGGTGTACGCAATGTACTCCTAAACAATTGGGAACAATTAAAAGACGCTGATCAAACAACCATGACAGAGTTAATATCTGTAATGATTAATGAGTTTAGAACAGATTGTGTTAAGCGTAATGCTAAATTGTTATTCCGCATTCACTGGGACGGTGATTTCTTTAACGATACCTACGCCAATGCCTGGAAAACTGTAATCAATAATAATCCTGACATTCAGTTTTGGGTATACACTAGAGTAAAGAGTGCTGCTATCATCCTCAATAGTATTAGTAATCTTTCACTTTACTATTCCGCCGATAGTGAGAATATCAAAGAAGCCGTAGACTTAAAGTTAAATAACGGTATTCGTATGGCATACCTTGCAAAGAATTTTGCGGTAGGTCAAGAGCATATGAAAGAAATGATAGGCAAGGTAGGGGCTAAGTGTCCTGAGAATAAAAAGGCTATCCCACTTATCTCAACTAGTGGAAGCGCTTGCGTATCATGCAGTTTGTGTGTATACTCTAAGAGCGACATCGTATTCTCGTCATCTAAAAAATAGGGGTATCGCTTGGAAACCTTAATAATACTATCAATTATATTCGCCTATATATTCTTCGCAGGTATGGGGCATTAAGTGTGGGATAAATCACATCTCAAATAGTGAGATTTCCTAGAAATAACTTGTATTTTTAGGACAAAAATGTTAGACTTAATAGGTAAGTCAAACTAACAAGAAGGAGAAAAACCATGACAGTAGCAAACGCAACATACAAGGTAGGCGACACCTACACATCACAAAAATCAAAGGTAGTAGGAACAATTACCGAAATTGTGCCAACTAACAAAAACACAGTTCGTGTTAAGTTAGATGTAAATGGCAACACACGCTGGACAACTTGGACAGCAAAGAACGCCTAACCTTAGCCTAATGGCTAAAAGTCCTGAGCATGACTATTAAAACTGCTCAACTAATACCCCCACTAACAGAAAAGGAAACCATCACAATGGCAAGAAGCAAACCAATCAGCGTGAAAATCGCTACTGCTAAGGTTATCACCGCCTTAGAAACAAGGTTAGCAAACTTAGAGGCTAACTATAAGAAGCAAGACGAAAACGAAGCAAAGTATCAGAAGGCTTACAAGGCTTGGCAAAAAGAACTTGCTGAGTTCGCAGTAGGTAAAATTGCTAAGGCTGAGAACATCAGAACCAATTATCGTTCTTGGAACTCAACACTCAATGTTGATTTTGATTTAATTCTCAAAGATGGAGAATTTCCTAAAGAGCCTCAAAAGGATTTTGAGCAACTACATGCTCATACCTATAATGAGCAAAAAGAGGAAATGTCCAACGCTATCCGTATCCTCAAGATGACCGACGAGGAAACAGTTAATACTAGCACATATAACGCTATCGCAAGATACTTGTAATTAGGTGGGGGAAGGGTATTTGACTTCCCCCCTCAAAAATGTTAGACTAATATAGTAAACAACCACCACAAACGAAAGGCAATACAAATGACACTACAAGGATATACATATCAACTAGGTGATTTATTCACCACAAGCAAAACAGGTATCACAGGTAGAATTGTAAAGTTCTCACCTATCAACTCTAAGACCACTAGAGTATCTCTACAATTAGCAAATGGTGCCCGCCGTCTTGCTATGGTATCAACAACTAAATAAATAAACAGGGGGTAGACAAACTGCCCCCACCAACTAAGGAGGAGCCCCTAATGGAGCAAACAACAGTACATGCAACCGAAGATTATCTTAGATCTCAGATTGCAGAAAAGAATGAACGCATTCTAACACTGGAGCAACACATCCAAAGAGTAACACAACGTGACTACACAGGCGCTGCTAACCTAACAGCAATGCGTGATCAAATGCATGCGTGGACCACAACTGAATTAGAAAATCAAGATATCACAAAGGAGCAAGCAGAAGCAATTGCTGAGATTTGTGGATTTGAATTAACTAATGAAGTTGAAGTCATGGTAACCGTAGAATATTCAATGACCATTAATGTACCTGCAGGTGAAGATGCTGAAGACATAGTTAATGATATTGATTTTGATGCAATCTCATATGACACTGACAAAATAAATTATGTCTCTAGTTCAATCTCTAATATAGAAATTTAGTAGGGGGCTACTAACGTCTTAGGCCAGGACGTAAAACTGGCCTACAAAAATCCTCGGGGGCCGTCCGAAATGTCCGATTTGTACTAATTAAGAAGATTAAACTATTTTCCCCAATCCTAATTGACATTGTCAGCCATGAGTGCTAAACTTAGTTAAAACGATCGAAAGGATAAAAATGGCCCACGAGTTAGAAACTCAAAACGGTGTAGCAAGTTTTGCTTCATTCCGTGAACCTGCATGGCACAATCTTGGTACCGTATTTGATACTGAGAAAAATACAAGCGAAATGCTTTCTGCTGCCAATCTTAATGGCTGGAATGTTAGACTAGAGGATTTAGAAATCCCATCTACTTTAATATCAGATAAGCAATATCAATATGTTGTTCGCACAAACCCTACTAATAAATCTCAAACTGATGTTTTGGGAATTGTTGGTGAGCGTTATGTTCCACTACAAAATGAAGAGTTATTTGCATTTGGTGATAACATTCTTGATGGTGGCGGGCGTTGGGAAACTGCTGGCTCTCTTAAAGGTGGGCGTGTAGTATTTGGCTCATTAGCATTAGAGCGTGAAACAATCCTTGATCCTAGTGGAGTTGCAGATAAGGTTAAGACTTATTTGCTTATCAATACATCACATGATGGCTCAATCGCTATTCAAGCAAGCATAACACCTGTTCGTGTTGTGTGTGCTAATACTCTTAATGTTGCACTTAACCGTACACGCAAGAAAGATGGCGTAAAACAATCTTTCAAAATCCGTCATACACAAACCGCTCAGGGTAAGGTTGCCGTTGCTCGTCAAGCACTAGGCATGGCTAATTCTTACATGGACGAATTCGACAAGATGGCTCATGCTATGATATCAAAAGAAATCTCAGCAAAAGATTTTAATGATATTATTCTTGCTGCTTACCCTAAACCAGAATTAGACACTAAGGGTGCAATCAAGAAGTGGGAAAATAAAGTAGATATGATTAACGATATCTATACAGGCGAGTTTAACGGAATGATTGCTGGTAATGCGTGGGGTGCTTTCAATGCACTAACTGAGCGTTTAGACTGGTACCGTACATCTCGTAGTGCTAATGGCGAAAGCATGTTTGCTGCTGCTTCTGGATTTGACCCTGCAACTAACGCAGAGAAAAATCGTTTGCTAACTGTTGTAAAAAATACTTTGCAACTGGTTTAGTAAAAAATCCTGAGCAAGATTTAAAACTGCTCACCATTTGGTTCTGTAGCATAGTTGGTTAATGCGCTACCCTGTCACGGTAGAGATCGTGGGTTCAAGTCCCATCAGAGCCGCAAGCGGGCCCGAGGGATATAACATTTTTGTTATAATTGTATTACGTTGAAATGATATTTTTCCCATTTTTCTATTAAGAGTAGTTGATTTATTTCCCAGTTTGCTGTAGAATTAATATCATGACCACTACATACAAACCATACACAATAGATGAAATCGTAACCACTATCTATGAAGATAACCTAGAACACTTTGAATTCATAGAGGCAATGAACGCAGGAGACTGCGACTGCAACCTACATACCACACTAAATACTATTATGCAATACTGGGGAGAATAATGTTTGAATATACAGAAGAAGATTTATTAAATATGATTTATGGCATTGACACTGTTGCTTTAACGATTAATGCTGATGAGAATCCTGCTATTTATAATTACTTAGTTACCGCCTCAGATTTCTTAAAGCGTTTGGATTCAGAAGGGTACTTTGTATAATGTGGACTAGATATGATTACTTATGTACTAACTGTGATGCTTTAATTGAGGTTACCGCCAATGTTAAGCCTGCCCTGGATGCTGACTGTATCTGTGGCAATAGTGCCGTTATTAATATTGGAACTACTCCAGCCCATAAACCAGGAAGTTGGGTCAAGTCAAAGAAACTTCAAAAGGTGACCAAAGTCACAAAGCCAGAAGTTGTAAAGATAGACACAAACCCCTATACTTTATATTAAGACCTAAGAAAGGACCCAATGACCAACTTAGTAGAACTTACAGAGGATGAGTGGTTTGAACAGTTCAAGCCGCTTCCAAACCTTATAGACCCTAATGCTTCATTTAATGACGGTGAGCATGGCTATATGTTTGAGACATATGGTGCAGAGTTAGATGTTGTCAAAGCCCATGACCCTAATAGGATATGGACTTATTGTGACGGAGACAATGGTGGTACCTATATATTTCAGGGTATGCGTATAGTTAATAGGATTGGTTATTTTATAACTACCCTGCCTTATTATAATAGCCAAGACTATCAAATACAAATAAGTAAAGAAGGGGACGAGTAATGCATACACTACACTACTGGTTAGTAGAGGCAGAGGATAAAGAGCAAGCAAGAGCCAATGTCACTGATAGATTAATTAATGATGACGGACAAAGGTTTGTTGAATGGTCAGACTGGCATGTTGTTGGTGGTGGTCGTTGGAGCGATAGCCAATACAATGATTCATCTGACATGATCGTCTCATATACTGAGAAGCCTGCATTGTTTGATAGTATAATCGAAGATTGCAAAAAGGCAAGGGTAAAAGAAATGCAAGACTGTATGTCTAAGATAAACACTGATAAGTTTACTAGCAATATGGTTGACTATATATCAAACAATGGTTCATTAGGGGAATTAAGGTTTGATATGAACTCATACTATATAAAGTCAGCAAGTAACCTAATGGATGAGGTCTATACCCATAACAGTTACTTTTACGACTTAATCGAATATACCGCCAGCATGGAGTACATACAGAGCGCTATTGACAACAAGAACCCTGCCATGCTATTCTTAGTTCCTATTGACTTTCACTTCTAAGGAGATACTATGTATAACGATGATGACGATATTGAGGAAATAGAGGAAGTTCCTTTTGAGGAACAACACTTAGTTGATATTGAGGTTCTAGATGAGGAGCAAGAGTAATGGGAGCAAGAATTAATTACGTATTCAGAGACCGTGAAGACAGCCCTGCTGTAGTACTATATAGCCACTGGGGTGAGACTGAATGGCGACGGGACATAGCAATGGCTCTAAAGCATTCTAAACCTAGATGGGAAGACACATCTTACTTCACACGTATGATGATTAGTTATCTTATTCAGGATGAAGTCTTAGGAGAAACAGGTTTTGGTATTTATGCTATTAATGACATCACTCAGGATCTAGGCGATGAAACTGTAATCATTGACATGACTAATAGAACTATCATGAATGATGTAGCAGTTGATTGGGATAATTTTATTCAGGCGTACATGCCTGTTGCTGCGGCGATCTAAGGGTTGGGGTCACCCTAGATCAACATAATGGTGAGAGGGCATGAGTGTGGTGGCTTGTGTCCTCTCCCAACTATTGGTATAATGAAAGGTAATGATGAGAACTAGAGTTTTGCGTGCCAGCAAAGAGGAGAAGGTAGCAGTATCCATTGGCAAACTATTATCTGACTTTCACCTTGATTTAGAAAAGGTTGGTTTTCATTTGGCTAAATCTATTCCTTACACTATTTATCGCAGGGCATTGGAAGTATTAGCAAGTGCTGAGTTTCAAGAAAACGAAGTAGAAAAAAACAAATTGGAGTATCGTGTTGACAGACTTTTCTAGCATATGTAATATCTTAGGCAAACTTTACTCTACCTATAAAGAAGATAAAGATTTTAAAGACTTTATAGATTTCAATGACTTGGGTCTACCGCTTGCCTACTTCGTTGCTGAGAATCTTTGTGAGGTATCAGATGACGGGGCACGGTATATAACAGAAACATGGACACTATTCCTAGCAGGGTTAAACCTAGAGGATACTGGTTGGTCTGATTTAGACGAGATGTTTGAAAGTGCAGAGGATGATAGCCAGCCTTAGCAATAATGGCTCGGGGTATCTATTCCAAACCTCCAAACCTCATTTACGAAAAAGACATTAAGAACCCAATTCAAAAAATCCCAGAAAGTTTGACAAACCTCCAAACCTCCAAACCTTTCAAACCTTCAAACCTCCATATCTAATATATAGATGTATAATAATATTATGAGCCCAAAGCACTTTTCCAAACAAATGTTTAGTCCTTACTTTCAATCTGATCATTATAAAAATGAATCTCCAGAGATGATAATGCAAAGGTCTATAGAGAAGAAGTTATTATGGTTTGTTACTATACCTATAAGGGTATTACGAACTCTTTTTAAATTCCCGCCCCGCCGTAAATCATAGTACTATTAGACATTACGAAGCGGGAAAAAAAATCCCAGAAATATACAGATTATTCCCATAGTTATCAAACCTTTCTATACTTTTTTCCTGGTTTTCTAATACTTTTATAACTTTTTTGTTATTTTTTTATGGGGGTTTTTAGGCATAAAAGGTTTGACAAACCATGGTATTGGGGATACAATGCATGCCGCATATGAAGGTTTGGAAGGTTTGAAGGTTTGGGATAGGGAGGTTTGGCCGCCAGAGGATTACGACGCCCTCTATAAAAACGCTCAATCACCCACTTTACTCCACTTTCCTCCATTCTTACCCTATCAAAAAAATATCAGTAAGAATTATCTTTCATACCAAACCTCCAAACCACCCATCCAGAAGCCTTCTAAGCCCTATTTAAGCGGGTATCAAACCATCGCTCTGGCTCCATATTGTGCATATTCTAATTATCAAACCAGATAGTTGCACATACTATCAAACCTTCATATCTGGCTATCTGGGATATCTGGCATATCTGGAATACAAGGTTTGTTATTACACTAGGGGTATTACGATACTCTTTACATTCCCGCCGAATTTAGGATGCTAACCGATATTGCCCATGTTGGGCAGGGGAAGGTTTGTTAGTTCTATTTTGCGCCGAACTTTACATTTTCCCCGATTTATGGGATAATAGGTTGATGAGACACAAAACAGAACCACCCCACGGTACTCGTTCTGGATATGACTGGCATAGGCGAGATATGAAAGAAAGTCCATGCCGTGAATGTCAAGAAGCCGAAAGGGCTTATTGGAGACATCAAAGAGTTATTCGTAATGAACAGATAAACAGATTAAGAAAATTTAATAGATTTCACAGACCAAATGCCAGAAGACATTTTCGTAGAAATAATACAGAACCAGGAAATTACTCTGAAGCCCAAGTACTTGTAATTTATGGGACTGATTGTCATATATGCCAAACCCCTATAGATTTATCTGCTCCAAGACAGGTTGGAAAACCTGGATGGGAAAAAGGTTTACATATAGATCATGTATATCCTTTGTCTAAAGGTGGTTTAGATACTATAGAAAATGTAAAGCCTTCTCACGGTCAGTGTAATGTTATTAAGTGGGCTACTGTTTGACTTCCCCGTTAAAATTACCATAAATAACTTTCTTGGCTTTCCACTCTTCTTCTGACATTAATTCCTTTTTTACCATTACGTAGTCTGGGCCTTTTGTAAAATACCAGTGGTCTGGCTCTACGAAATGAAAGAATATGGCGCCGTAATTGTTATTGTTTTTATCTGGAAAATCTGGTCGCCAATGTAACTGATCTTCTCCATAAAAACAAAGGGCTTCATTTTCTTTTAAGCAATAACTAATCCCCTCAACAACTAGTGGCCACGGTGTTTTATAGTATACGCATAAATCTAAGGTATACGTACAGGCATTGCTGTCTTTATGAACCATTAAAAAAGAATCTTCTCCTTCATAATGACAAAAAAGAGTATATGATGGCAAAAGTGTTTCGCTGTTAAAAACCGCCCTAGCCTTTGGTAAAATTTTGTTTGCATATTTTGTTAAAATTGGCAACTGAACTTGATTAAGTAGTAGTCTTCTTCCAAAATCTGACCTTGCCTGTAAAGTTTTTAATCCTTCAGACAATTCTTGTTTTAAATTAAAAAAGTCTTCTTCTGATAAAAGATTTTTTAATATTTTAGGGCTTTCAACTTTCATTTTTTAGTTTTTTCTAATTATCTTTACATTTTTTGCCATTGGCATGCTTTTCAGCCTTAATTTTTGTTTTGATATTTGCTAAGTTAACAATAGCCATATTTTATTATAACATGTAAAATTTATCATTTTGCTTTGCCTTTACCGCCAAACTTTGATATAATAGATATATGTGGTGGTCATGGGTATTAGCAATTATAGGTGTTGCAGGCATATATTTTGTCGGCCGAAAAGATAAATGGGGATGGTTTGTTTTACTATTCAATGAGTCTTTATGGATAGCCTATGCACTAATAACAAACCAATATGGCTTTATATTTTCCGCCCTTGCCTATGCAATAGTTTATATTAAGGCTTATGTCCATTGGTCAAAAGAACCTGTAAATGAAATACCTCTTTAGAAGGAGTCTATTATGGAATTAAACGAACCTCATACAAATCTTACTTGGCCTGGAAAACTGCAACCAAGTACTACTGTTGGTGGCTGTATTGATATTTATAAAAATGTTTGGCCAAATCCAGAAGAAACCATAGCAATGATTGAGGATGCTTGCGCTAACTCTGAGTCTGGAATGAATTGGGAGCGTGCTGGAACTAAAGGACATGGCATAAATCAGACAGCAAGAACTAATTATCATATAAGAATTTCAGCGCTGGCTGAAAATGGTTTTACTATTGCTCAGAACATACATAATCAAATGCATAAACTTCTTTTAGCCTATACAATGCCTTATGCTGAAAAATATGTAATTCATGAAAAATTTTGGCATGAACATTACTATATGATTAAATATAGCGATGGTCAACAATATAAGGCTCATTACGATGGACATACATCAAGTGCCCGTGTGCTATCTGCCATATTATACTTAAATAATAATTATGAAGGCGGGCATGTTGAGTTTACAAATTTTGGCATAAAAATTAAACCAGAGCCAGGAATGCTTTTACTCTTTCCTTCAAACTATGCATATACACATATTGCTCATCCTGTAGTAGAAGGAAGTAAATATGCAATTGTTACTTGGATACATGATAGGAAAGTATAATAACAAACAACGCAATGAACGGAATAAAATGAAGAATAATGTAGATTTTGACAAACCAATTAAACAGTATATATTTGAATGCTGTATCGACTGTGGAAGGTTTATTAGGACAAAAGACAAAGCCAAACTAATATTATTTATGTACGATCATTATGGGGAAAAGGGTATTAAGCGTTGCTATCACAGGTGGTACGGGGAGTTTGTTTATACCCTGCTAAATTGGAAGTATCGAAATGTATGAGACAATGCATACAAACCTTACTTGGAACGACGACGGTATCTGGAAAGGTTGGACATATAGCATAACCAAAAACCTTTATCACTTTAATGATGTAGGAAATAAATCTCTTATAGGGTTATGGGAAGATCAATGGAAAAGGGAGTCAGATCATTAAAGTTCTTTGCTTTGATTGTGGATCTACCTTTACCCTGCCAGATTTGACAGACAAGCCTACCAAAAGATGTCCTATATGTAAGGATAAACTTGAAGATGAGTTATTAGATAGGTGGTTCGGAAATACATGAAAGACTTAGTTGATTTAGCCATTTCAATGACAGAAATAGACACAGGCATTAATCTATCCCTTCAGGAAAGGAAGGATATGGTTAAACGCATACTGGCAAAAGTAGAAGATATTAACCAATAGTGTGTATTGACTTTTCCGACAATATGTGAGATAATAATTTAATGAATCAAATAATATATAACTCTTTCCCAAGATCAGGTAATGTCTACTCTGGATCTGTGTCACGTTATTTTTTTGACTCAATGTATGCAACAGTTCACATACCTGAAATTTTTAACGTCAAAGACTTGGACACTGTAACAATTTTTAGAAAGCCAGAAGACGCCATATCATCATTAATTAACAAGCAATCTGAACCTTCTATAAAAATAGAAAAAGAAGAAATAGCCCTACTGTGCGTTCCTTTGTGCAATGAGTATAGAAAATATATAAATTATGCTAAGGCTAATAAAGATTTAATATACATAGGTATATTTGAGGATTTAATTACAGATACTGTAAAACATTTTGAAGATGTTGCTAAAAAATTTCAAAGAGAACTTAGTTTTGATTACAAAAATAAGTTTAAAAATGCTAAATTTGAAGGCAAACTATGGGATGACAGATATGACGGACATATGCCAAGACCAAAAGATGCTATTAGAATTGACATAGAAGATAAAATAAGTTCATTAGCATCTATAAAGGAAATAAATAAAGAATATATAGACTTTATATCTCAATATTCAACAACTATTTAAGGGGTAAAGAAAATGAAAAAAAATATTATTAAACATGAAAGTGCTCTTGAAGAATACCCTGACATTTTGGTCCCTGCTAAAACAAAAGTACCAGAGTGGTATAAAAAAATAATGTCGTTTTCTGGCGATAAAATAATTAATTTAAAAGACAATTCAATTAACGAAACAATTAAAAAATGTATTCCATTTTTAGAATCTCTTTCTGTTGGCTACATGATTACACTACCATTTGATTTATATGTTAAAGATAACAACGGTACACCTAATATTATTGTTAAAAACAAGGATCATAATATAAGAACTAGAGGCGCTGTAGCAGATAAAAATTTAGTGCCTACTGGATTTTATCCATTAGAGTATACCTGGGATACAAATATATCATTTTCTGTTCCTAAAAAATACAGTATATTGATAACTCATCCACTTAACAGAAATGACTTACCATTTCATACTTTATCTGGAATAATTGATGGTCCATATATTAATACACCGCATGGAAATTTTCCTTTTTATATTAAAAATGGATTTGAAGGAATTATTTCACAAGGAACACCAATTATGCAACTTATTCCATTTCAACAAGAATCTTGGAAAGCAAAAAAAACTAAAGGTTTGACCTATGAAGGAGAATTAAACGGCAAAAGGTCTAAACTACTTCTTGCTAATTGGTACAAAAAAAACTATTGGATTAAAAAAGAATATGAATAGAAATGATATAAAATGAATTTTTATTGGTTTGGTCGTCATTTAGATAAAAATTTAGATTATGTTTCAGATTTATTAGAAGATTCTGGATTTTATGGTTGGCTACTTCCATATGCTGCAGGTTTGCCAGATCCTTTTACCAGAATAGCAAGATCACTTAACACACAACAAAAATTAAAATATCTTGTTGCTGTTCGCCCTTACACCATATCTCCTCAATATTTGTTGGCTATTTCAAAATCATTAGATTTAATTCAAGAAGATAGGGTTAGAATTAATTTTGTTCCTGGACTTATTTTAAACAAAGAAGAAGAGTTATTTGGTGGCATATTATCAGAAGTTAATGATTCTAGTAGTTTTATTGATAGAAAAAAATATTTTTGTTCCTACATTAAAGAATTTAGTAATTTAAAAGTAAAAAAACCTTATGTTTATACTTCTGGACTATCAGATAGTATATGCCCAAATATAGAAAATTTTGGAGATTCTAATATAGTTTCGTATGGTAGGTTAATTGAAGGAAAACTTGATAATTTTGATAAAAACAAAATAATATTTTTTCCTGCTGTATCAGTTTCTAACTTTAAAGAAAAGGTAGCGGAAATAAAACAAAAAGGTTATAACAATATAATGACTCATACCAGTGGAGATACAGATTTTAGTTTAGCATTAGAAATATTCAAAGAAGTTAAAAAGTTAAATACTTAAGCAATAGTGCCTTCTTAAAGCAAGGTGTGGTTGACTTATCCTATTCCGACTAAATTGCAGTTATAATGTATTATGAAGATATTAATGGATATGATTTTTGCCGTAGTTATTTCGGCTCTTGTACTTGCTGTTATTCGCAAACTTTGATATACTAGGTATATGTTTTGCAATAGGTGTGGAAATATAATTAAAAATGAAGGTTGTGATTTTTGTTTAAGCAATTCAAATGCGCTAAGAGAATTTGAGGATGAAGATGAGTAACTGGACTGAAGAAGTAACTGATGAGCAAAAAGAACAGATTTGGTATTTTGTTGTAGAAACGGTAAAAGAAATTCGTGAGCAAATTGCTCAAGACATAGAAGGAACCAATACTCTTTGGCAGGCTAAAGGACTTAATAAATCTCGCCGAACTACTAAGGCTTTTCAGATATCTGCTGCAATTGCACGAGGTCAACATGAAAGGGGGCCATTAAAATAATGAATGCATTTAGACAAGAAAGAACTAACATCAAACCTTTAAGGTGGTTTGCCAATGGCTTAGAAATAATTGCCTGTGAATTTTTAATTAAATCTATTAGACTTGAAGATAAAAATAACTATGGAATAAGATATAGGTCTTATACTTTTATTCAAGAACTATTATATAAACCTTCTTATAAGTGGGGAACGTATTACACAGTTGATAAACTTCCAAAGCGAAAGTAAAAAATCTGGTGATGAGTTTGAGGACATCGTCTACGCAGATCTAGTTTCTCGTGGTTTTATAACCATTATAAAAAACTTTTATGTACCACTAACTGGATGCGAGGTAGACTTTTTTGCTACAATGCCAGATGGATCTTTCGAGTATGTAGAGTGTAAAGGTGGAAGGTTTGGGAATAAAAAAAGACCTGGAGCAAAACGAACTGATAATGTAAAAAAATCTATTGCAAATGGTGCTTTAATAAAGGCTATGTATAAAGATATTAAGTATGTTGTTTATTTTTCTGCTAATCCTGAACCTAAAAGTTACTCTGCAGAAATGATAGACACTGCCTTAAATTTTAAAATTATTGATGAAGTTAGGTATTTGGAACAATATGAACAATTAAGTTTTGATGAATATTGGGCTGGCTGGTAATTTTATTTTAAAATTTCATAAGCACTTGGTTCTAAAAATAAATTATTTAAGATTTTAGTTTTAATACCTTCAAATGCCTGATCTTCTGTAGACAAAAATATAGAATGTTCTGTAATTTCATTTGATCTAGCAAAATGCCTTCTGTTTGTATAAACCTTTACATCCTGCATCTGTGAACCACCAACCTCAAATATATTGCCATACATAGATCTCCATAGACAACTTGGATACTTCTTTATAATGGTAAGTAGTTTATCTCTTTCCATTGGCATTGGGGTATGTAGTTCATAGTCTAGTGGTTTATTAATTCCCCGCTCACTTAAGCGGGTATTGGTTTGAATTAACTTTTTAATATACAGGGATGACCCAGTAATCTTAACATATTTATCTATCTTGCCCGACAATAGACCTCCGTGAGAATAGTCAATTTTGTCTATCTTTTTAATTATAAAGAAATCATCATTCATTAATATAAAACTATTAGATATTTGTTCTGTTTTACATAAAGTTGTTAAATTATTTATAGCATTTGTATATTTATTATGATTTTGTTCAACTGATACATAATTTCCTTTATACCAGTCTGGCTTGCCACCAATCAACCAAACCTTTGCATCTGGGAAACTATGAAGAACAGATCTAATAGAGTATCTTAACTCTTCATTTTCTCCAGAACGGCAGATATAAACAAAATCCATTAACTCCCCCTAATTTATTACAAGTATATCAGAATCTGGTATACTAATATAAACAGAGGGGTAGTCTTGGCTAACATAGTTTTTCTTGGTAATTTTGAAGTGCCTTATAGTAGTGAAAATCATCATGCTAAGTCTTTGGAGTCTCTTGGACATACCGTGCATAAATTGCAAGAGAAAAAAGCGGGCAGTGCTGAAATATTAAATGCAGCATTAAAATCTAATCTATTCATCTGGGTACATACACATAGATGGCCAACTCCAGGATCTAGATCTATGACGGATGTATTAAAACAATTAAAGGCTGCTGGTATACCAACCATGACATATCATTTGGATTTGTGGTTTGGAATTGAACGTGAAAAAGATTTAAAGAATGATGATTTCTATACAAACATAGGTCACTTCTTTGCTACAGATAAGTTAATGTGTGATTGGTTTAATGAAAATACGCAGGTTAAAGGACACTTTTTACCTGCTGGTGTATATGATAAAGAATGTTACATTCATGAAGACTATGACCAACATAATTTTGAAAACGATATTATCTTTGTTGGTAGTAAAGGGTATCATCCTGAACATAAATACCGTCCAGAACTAATAAACTTTTTAAGAAAAACATATGGCAAAAGGTTCTTGCATGTTGGTGGAGATGGTGATACTGGAACAGTTCGTGGAGATGAATTAAATCGTATTTACGCAAAAAGCAAAATAGCAATAGGTGATAGTTTAAACATTAACTTTAACTATCCTTATTACACTAGTGATAGGTTATTTGAGAGTACTGGTCGTGGTGGGTTTACTATCTACCCTCGCATAAAAGGACTTGATGAGTACTTTGAAGACGGTAAAGAAATTATATTTTATGAGCACGGCAATCTTAAAGACCTTAAAGAAAAAATAGATTATTATATACTAGATGGACTAACAAGAGAAAAGATAAGGATTGCTAGTCATGAACGAACCAAAAAAGAACATACCTATGTTCATAGGTGGGCAAGCATATTAAGTGAGTTGGAGATAAAATGAACATAATGATAACTGGTGTTGCTGGCTTACTTGGTAGTAATTTAGCAAAAAGTCTTTCTGACCATAATATTACTGGTATTGATAGTTTAGTGGGTGGATATATAGATAACATTCCATCAAAAATTAATTTTATTAAAAAAGATTGCAATGATTTAACAAAAGAAGACTTTAAAAATATTGAGGTTGTAGTTCATGCAGCATGTACTGCACATGAAGGTCTTTCTGTGTTTTCTCCTAAGTTTATTACAGATAACACATATGGAAACTCTATGAATGTTTTGAGTTGTGCAATCCAAGCAGGTGTAAAAAAGTTTATATTTACATCAAGCATGGCTAGATATGGAACACAAGATACTTTACCATTTACAGAAAACATGATTCCAAAACCACAAGATCCATATGGAATTGCAAAACACGCCTTTGAATTAACATTAAAAAATCTTTCAAAAACTCACGGTATGGAATTTGTTATTCTTGTGCCACATAATGTTGTTGGTCATGGACAAAACTATACAGATCCTTTTAGAAATGTTGCTGGCATTATGATTAACAGAATGCTTCAAGGAAAACAACCAATTATTTATGGAGATGGCAACCAGAAAAGATGTTTTTCTGATATGAGAGATATAATTGATCCATTTCACAAAGTTATTTTTTCTGATGTGGCTAATGGAGAAGTAATTAACATTGGTCCAGATAATAATTTTATAACAATTAATGAGTTAGCAGAAGAAATAGCCTCTATTATTGGTTTTGACTTAGATCCAATTTATTTAGATGCAAGACCTTCTGAAGTAAGATTAGCCCACTGTTCTGCTGACAAAGCCAGAAGACTACTTGACTATTCAACACGTTATGAATTAAAAGAAATTCTATCAAATATGGTTGATTGGGTAAGACAAAGAGGAACTGGATCATTTAATTTTAATTTACCAGTTGAGATTCAAAATAACCTAACTCCAAAAACTTGGGTGAATCAGGATATATTTAATAAATGAAAAATAAATTAAAATTTTCATCAACACAAGAAAGATTGTTGGTAGATGAATTGGTAGAACTATTTTTTTTAATTCAAAAAGAAACAAAACCTAAAATTAGTATTGAAGTAGGAGCCAACTCTGCAGAGTTTTCTCAAAAAATAATACAAGACTATCCAAATATTAGTTCCTGGGCGTTTGAGGCTAACCCATATGTGCATAAACATTATGAGAACAGTTTGCAAAACTTTGGGGTAAAATATTTAAATATTGCAATTACAAATAAAATAGGTGAGACTAGGTTTCTTATTCAAGAAGCATATTTAAATAATGGAGAATGGGACGGTAAAAGAATTAATAGGCTTATAGGTAACAACAGTCTTTTAATACGTAATCAAGATGATGTCTTGTACTCTGCTCCAAAAGTTGATTGCAACACTTTAGATGGATTTTTTATAGATTCAGGTATTTTAAATAGTAGTGACACAGTTTGTATGTGGATTGATGTTGAAGGAGCAATTGAGCAAGTGCTTAGCAATTCAAGTAAAATCTTAAAACAAGTAGACTCAATATTTATTGAAGCAGAACATTTTAAATTTTGGCAGGATCAATGGCTTGCTGAAGATGTTATAAAATTTTTAGTATCTCAAGATTTTGTTCCAATAGCAAGAGACTATGAGTATGAAAAACAAAACAACTATATATTTATTAAGTCAAAACTTATGAATAATAATAAGATACTAGGTCTTGTTAAAAATTGGCAAACCCTATATGAAAAGATTGAGTGTTAAGATGAAATATGTTGTTGGTCTTCCTTATAGAATTAAGTCTTTTAGAGATGAACTTATGGAAACATGTAAGTTAGAAAATGTTTTTGAAATTGATAATACTGAAAATAATATAGGATTTACAGCGAGTCATAACTTAGGTATAAAAAAAATGTATGACGAAGGCGCTGAGTGGTACATAGCCATGAGCGCTGCAGTTCGTTTTGGAGAACCTGGCGGTTTAGATTTTATTGAAATATTAAAAGATACTAAGCATGTAATAGTTGAATCTCTTGGAGTTTTTGGTTGGCACTTTATTGCTTTTCATAAAACTTTAATTGATAAGGTTGGATTATGGGATACAAATTTTACCCCATATGGCTATGAAGATTTGGACTATAGCATGAGAATACAAAGAGCATTTTTATTAGATTACGATGATCATTGGAAAACAATAAAAGAAAATAAAACTATGTGGCAAAAAGTTAAAATAGATATTAAAGATACAATAATGGGTCATAGTATTAAACTTGGTGGCGTTGATCCAGGAATGGGTGTAACAAGAGAATATTACAATAAAAAATGGGGTAGATATCCTTCAACAAGTGAAGATCCATACAATTCTTATTTTTATCCTTTTAATGACCCAGAAAAAGGTTTAGGATACTTTACAGATGACTATTATAATGAATGGATAAAAAAAGAATTTCAAAAAGAAAAACAGATATTTGTTGAAGTAGTTGTTTCCTGTGTTTGTGGAAATTCTTTTAAATCAATGTCTGTTAATGGAAATTTACAGGTTGACACATGTGCAGCCTGCGATCCCGCTAATTTTATGCAAGATGGAACTAAAAAATGAGCAACATTAAGGCCTATTTATATTCAGTTAAAGAAAAAGACTGCGCTGCTGATAAATGGGACTACGGATTAATTAAAGAAATTTTTAATAAAAACAAGATTGAACAAATTAAGGTAACTGAATTGCCCAATACGGAAAAAGCCTTTGTTGTAATTCCTGGACCACAAAATGTTGACTATGAAAAACAAATATCCGATGAGTTAGATAAGATAGATAGAGTAGTTTTATTCATTACTGGAGATGAAAGCGCTACCTTTAATATTAATAAAATAAAACATAAGAATATTGAAGTTTGGGTTCAATACCCTCATAAAAAACATGCACAATATAATAAACTAGCCCTTGGGGTGCCACAGCATTTATCTAAAAATTTACCACAATACCAGGATAAATCATATGACGTATTCTTTGCTGGTCAAATAACTCATCAAAGAAGACAACAGTTGGCAGAAATAATGTCAAGCGTTCCAAATTCTTTTTACAAACCAACTACTGGTTTTGCAGAAGGACTAAAGCCAAAATCCTATTACGATGCCATGAGCATATCAAAAATTGTTCCATGTCCCAGCGGAGCAGAAGTAATAGATTCTTTTAGATTTTATGAAGCCATTGAAATGCTTTGTTTGCCTATAGGAGATAGAATAGATTCAAAAGGTATAAATACAGATTTTTTTAATTTTGTTTTTGAAGATAGACACTCAATAAAAAGCGTTGAAAATTGGCAGCAGTTGCCCGAATTGTTACCTGAATTATTAAATAATTACACATCCGATATGCATCAAGTTGTTTGTTGGTGGATTAAATATAAAAGAGATCTTTCTATTAAGTTAATGAGGCAAATAAATGAGTAAAAATGGTACAATGGTATTATGCTTAATCAAATAATAAATGCTAAAAAAAATAATAAAGGTTTTGTAATTGAAAAATATCAAATACCAAACATTACATGGGAAGATGTTTTGTTATTCTTATACAAAGAGTCAATAAAAACTAATGATAATTTACAAAAAAAAGTAAAAAACATAAATAATTATGAACATTTTGACTTAATTGGAAATGTTCAAATACAAAATAGACTTTGGCTCTCCCCACAAACACATGATATATTTAAAGATTTTAATGGAGTTTCTGAATTATTATATAAGTTAAACAATTTAAAAGATAACAGTCATTGCGATTATTATAAAAATATTTTGTGTTCTTGTGATATGCCTTGGCATTTTCAGGGAATAAGAATATCTTTATCAAATCGTTTTGTAACAGACCATCACGATCCACATGATATATTTTATTGGCAAATTCTTGGAACTTCTTTTTGGAAAGTAAACAATGACATTACCTATATTTTAAATCCAGGAGATTTATTTTATTTACCAAAAGAAAGTTCACACGCAGTTTGGTGTGATGGACCTAGAGCAGGTCTACTTATAGATAACCTACAAAAGTGTATATAAAGTTAAAGTAATAGAACATACAAAAATAGAAGGAGGGGTAAAATAAAATATGAATAAAAAAGATATAACAATTATAATTCCAACATCATATATACCTAGTCATCCTAGTACTAAAATAATAGAGACAACAATTAAAAATACCAGATTTCACTTTCCAGATAGTGAAATTATTTTACAAATAGATGGACTTAGAATAGAGCAAGCAGAATACAAAAAAGATTATGATGAACATAAAAATAGAGTGCTTTGGAAATGTTTGCATGAATGGCAAAATGTATTACCAATAATTTTTGACCAACACAGCCATCAAAGTACAATGATGAAAAAAACTATTAACTTAGTGCAAACACCATTAATTCTTTATATAGAGGGCGATCTTCCTTTAAGAATTGATAGAGATATTGACTGGAATAAGTGTTTAGATATGTTTGAATATAATAAAGCAAATACAATAAGATTTTATTTAAGAGAAGAAATGCCACAAGAACATATTCATATGATGTGTGGTCAAGAAGATATTTTTATGAAAACTGTTCAATGGAGTCAAAACCCACACTTAAGTTTTACCAAATATTACAAAAATATAATTTTGCCAAATATTGGTGATAAAAATTATATTGAAGATGAGTTTTATGGAAAAGCACAAGTTGATTGCGAGTATTTGCCTGGAGAACAACCTGTCACTGTAGAGCCATACGTTTTTAAAATTAGAAATTGGGAAGCACATAAAATGTTTATTTACTACCCAGATAATGGTCAAAATGTAAGCAGGGTTTTACATTTAGATGGAAGACAAAGCACTAGAAAATTTACCCAAGACGATGAGTTTTGGTCATACACAAGTATTAAAGATGCAAAAAAAATATTAAGCGAATCTGAATTATTTAAAAATGATGAAGACGTTTTGAGGTCAATACAATGAGATTAGGAATTATAACCAGATGTGACAACACTGGTCTTGGTAATCAAACCAGAGAATTAGTAAAAATGTTAAATCCTGATAAAATTTTACTTATTGACTCATATTTTTTTAATAACAACAAACAATACCCGCAATGGTATGACGGATATAACGTAATAAAAACAACAAAGGGCATGCCTAGAACAAAAGAAATTCTTGATTTTTTAGATAATGTCGATGTTGTTATAAGTTGTGAAACATTTTACCATTTAGACTTTGTGGACATAGCAAGAAAAAGAAATATAAAAACAATATTGCAATATAACTATGAACTATTTGGAAATTTAGTTCATCCAGAGTGGCCGTTACCAGATGTATTGTTGTCACCAAGCAGTTGGAATATAGATGTTGTTAAAGAAAAGTTTGGATCAAAATGCAAAGTATATCATCTACCACCACCAACAGATACATCATTGTTTAATGCTGCAAGAGAAAATAACCTATCAAAAATCCATAAACGAATACTTCATGTTGCTGGTAAAAAAGCAGCCAAAGATAGAAATGGAACTAATACTGTAGTAGAAATGCTTAAATATTCTAGTGCAGATTATGAACTTGTGATAGCAACACAAACCCCTTTAGACTTTATAACCAAAGATAGCCGTTTAAAAATAAACAAAGATAATGTTAAAAATAGAGAAGATTTATATAATGGCTATGACGCTATGGTTCTTCCTAGACGCTATGCTGGTCTTTGTTTGCCTATGAATGAGGCTTTAATTTCTGGTTTACCCGTTTTTATGACAGACGTATCCCCTAATAACCAAATACTTCCTAAAGAGTGGTTAGTAAAATCAGATAAAATTGGAGAATTTAAGACTAAGTCAATGGTAGATATTTATGAGGCTAACCACAAAGAATTAGCAAAATCTATTGATAACTATTTTAATAATATAAATATATATGATAGTAAACAAAAGGCTATAGAAATTGGATTTAATAATTTTTCAGTTGAAATATTAAAAGATAAATGGTTAAAAGTTATAAATGAATAAACAGAAAAGCCAGCCTATCTCTAGACTGGCTATCTGATAAAAGATAAATTACTTTTTAGTAACTTTCTTTACTTTTGCTTTTGCAGACTTAAGAGCCTTATCAACCTCAGCAGCGGAAGGCAAGATGCCAAATGCTTTATCTGCAGGATTTAGCGCTCTTAACGCAACGGGCGCTACAGCAGCAACTAGTGCAGCCCACAAATCTTTTGGATCTGTTACGCCAGCCATGTATAGTGCAAGACCAGATGCAAGAACTGAGCGACCGTAGGACGCTAGCATTGCTTTTGTCTTATCGTTTAGTAAGTTATTCATTATTCCTCCTAGGATATAATTCGTGTTAGTGTTGTAAAGCCAATCCAAAGCCCAATAATTCCTGCGACTCCCGCAAAAACTGGTGGTGCTGGTACTGGCAATTTGAATGCAGCAAACACGATACCGCACCCAAAACCTGTTAATACTGAAAGAAATATATCCCTCATGTATTTTTTATTTCTGATTCATTTGGCAAAAACTTTTTTAGATCCTTGTAGGCAGTAGATATTTTTTTCATACTATCGTTTAAAGGATCTCCTTCTGTTATAGAACTAAAATTAAGGAAATAGTTAATAGTTGGATCAACCTCTTCAACAAATTTATTTAAACCATTTTGAACATCCTCAATATATGTAAAAGCCCAATCACGAGAGTCTGATAAAAATTTAATAAAGTTTTCTCTGTGTATATCATTATCAGTTAATTCTTGATTTGCTTTTATAGATTCAATGTGCTGGCTAAGTTTAAGATTTTCTAAAAATAATTGAGCGGAAGATATACTAAGACTTTTTAACTTAGATAATACTGCTAAGTATGATATAGCAAATGAAATAGACAACAATGCAAAAAATATTAATAAACCATTTTGCATTACGCTACCCCCAATAATCTTTTATCAACATGCGTTGCCCAATAGTATAAACATTTATCACAGCAAGGTCTATTATACTCGTTCTTAGTGTCTAAATAAAACTCAGCGTAGTAAATAGGATCTTTACGATATAGGTTAGCCCTATGAGTGATATTTACACGGTTTATGTGAGATGGCTTATTCCAGACTGGCTTATTAGTACCCCAAATCTGCCCACAAACGGCCTCTAGAGCCTCTATATTGGCCTCATTCTTGTCTGTCTTAATACCCCTTACCTTAGCCTCTGTAATCATGGCTTTAGCATAAGTACGTAGTGAATATTCAGAGTTTTTCCACATCAATACCGCTGGATGATTACGCCAAGCGCCTGAAGGAGATTGACCAGATAAAACCTTAAGTATCTGATAGGCTTCTAATATTTGTTTATTTAATCTTTTATTGTCTAATATTTTTGCACATTGGTCATAATCTTTATAAGGTAGAAAGGTTTGCATTATTTGATAGCCTCTCTAGTAATCATAACTATTGCTCCATTATCTTCTAAAGCCTTTTTTACTCTTACCATATATTCTATCGCTTGTCGCTTATCTGTGTCAAATAAACGCATAAACATAGCCTCATTGGCCTTAACTGTAATAAAATATTCGTTGTCTATAATGTCTACCTTAAAATTTTTAGGGGATGGTATTGAATGAAAAGCCATTTTCATTTTATCTGTATACATTATTTTTCCATTGTTAATGACTGCCAAGTAACTGACCAGTCTTGTTTAGTTTTGTGGTTGTTAAACTCTCTTGACACTTCTCCATTTTCTAAGTATACACCGCCCCAAACTCCCCACTCTTTTCCAGATATGCCTACAGCAAAACAAGTTTTGGCTACTGGACACATTTGGCACATAGAGTCAACTACTCCTCTACTATCAGGACTGTCTTCATATTTATCAAAATAAATATTAGTTTCAAGTCCTAAACAAATAGCGTTATCTTTCCATAAATGCTGTTTCATTTTTAATCTCGATACTTGTTTGGAATATCCCAACCATTGCGACTAGGTGAATAAATTTTATGAACATACCATTTATCTTTTACCCTAATGCCTTTTGGGGATGTTTTTGCAATGTCTGATTCTTTTAAATCAATAACATCCCATCCATTCCAAAGTAAATTATTATTTTTGGAAACAATTTTTTCCATAGTATTCAAACTTCTAATAAACATAAATACCCCCTAGTATTTAAATATACCAATTTCTACATTTTGTAGTTGTGCTTCTGAAACTAACTTAGACATGCTTTCGTTTGGCTTGCTTAAAAATGCAAAATAATTTATTTGTTTTAAATTTTCTTTTAACCAAAGTGGAGCAACCTTATAGAATTTTATTTTTTTTCCTCTTGCTTTCATTCCTTTTTCTGATACATTAGAAAATTCTGAAACAAAAGAATTTACTCTTGTAGGACCAGCAGAATAAATAATAAACTCTTTATCCTCTTGGCTCATATTTGACATAGCAACACCCATGGAGCGAATAAAAACTCCATAGTCATTGAACTCATTAGTTCCCTGAACTGCCACGATCATTTCTTTTCCCATCCTTTAAACTATCTAGTATAAACAACATCTTATCTAAATCTACTTTTGACAAATTATCTATGTCTACTGGCTTTGTAGTGCTTTTTTGTACCTCACCATTAATAGCCTCTGCAACATAAAATTTATTGTTAGATACCCAGTAAGCCTGATTACCTAAAACAATAACTCTAATCATACCTTTTTGTCTATGCTTTGTCAACTGCGTAGAGTTATCATTACTTGCTAAAGAAATTGAAAAAAAATGTTTTAACAATTTATGCACATCGCTTTGGCGAGACAAGGTTATTAAAGTTTTCTTTTTTTCAGTCTTTTTTGTTCTATTAATTATAACCCAAAAAACGCCTAATGTCAAGAATATTCCTATTAATTCTTGCATTATCGTAATATTTTATTTTTTACCTAAAGCAGAATCACTGCTTTCTTGTAATTCTACAGTGTCTTGAAGCGCAGTAATCCTATTTAACTTTATCTGCAACTGCAACAAATTAAATTCAAGATCTGCGCTTTTTTGTTTATAAAAAATAACTAACTGTTTTATTTCTTCTAGGCTTAAATCCTCCACTTTTACCCCTTTTTAAAACTAAATGGACTTCCGTTCCAAACCTTTTCAACTTGTTTCTTTTCTCTTTCTGTAATGGCACGGCTCCAAGCAAATCCTGCATCTCCACCCCAGGCATCCCACATAATTCTTCCATTAGATGGAAACTCTGGACCATCATAAAAACCTTTTCCTTTTTTATCTACTTCATGACGGGAAAAAAATGAAAACATACGTTTAACAGTACTTAAAGACATTGATCTACCAGCAACTATATCTGTTGCTCTACCCCAACCAACAGGAGTTCCAGCACCAGTTGCTTTACCATCTTCTTTCCACTTTAAAGCACGACGAGCAGCAGCCTTCATACCAGCATTAGGAGTGTATGTATCAGCCATTTTTCTTTACCCTTTTTGTTTCATAAGATTTACCCCAAAAAAATGATCCGATCATTAACAAACCTATTGCTAATGAATGCAAGAAATAAAATGTACTCATTTTGACTTCTTTTTTTCTTGTTTAGCAACACGTTTTTCTTTAAGAGTCATTTTTGGCTCTTTCTTTTTATTAGCATTTCCTTTTTGTTCTTTATTTGCCATGAGTTACCCCTACCTTTGTTTTTGTGTACGGACCAAGATCGGCCTTTACAGTACCGTCTTTTCTTAAACGAACAATTCTGCCATTCTTAATTTGTAAAGAATTAAAAGCGCTGTTTTTAAAATAAGAACCTGAAGATCTATTAGCCATTATTTTTCAAACCTTAGAGGATTAAAAGATCCATCCCAAATACTTTTTGTTGTAGATTGTGACTCTGATTTGTATGTGCCACCACGACGCTTGTATTCTTGAACTACCCAAGAATTAGCAACCGCAGATGGATAAACATCAAATTTATCTTTTGCTGCCTGTACTACTCTTGCATATAACTTTGGATTAGATGGTGTTGATCCACCTCTACGAGGCTTAATAAACTCGCCATAGTTTGGTTCTTTTGCTTTTTCCATTTCATCATCCATATCATATGTCTTTCCAACTGGAACACAGTTAGGAACCATTCGCCCACCTTTATCTTTCATGCCACGTTGTTCATATCCAACCCAGCATTTTTTTTCCATATTATCCCATTTATCTTCTTCTTCATTATCTGAAGAATATGATTTGCTAATTTTTTCATTTAATTTTTCAACTTGAACATTATACATTTCTATTAAAGTTTTAGGATCTGCTGTCAATGGGATTCCAGATCCGTTAGAGCCCATTTCAACTACAAGATCTACTGATACAGATAGTGATTCAATTTTAATAACTTGAGACATACGGTGGTAAGAGACATATGGCTTTTCTTTCCATCCGCCATCTTCTTCTTTATATTTGCGAACAATAACTGGCTTATCGTCTTCCATATATTCCATGGAATATTCTGATCCTGGTAATCCAAGTAATCCTGCGTTAGTCATTACGTACTCAACACGACCAACCATCATTTCATCATCTTCACCCATATATGTTACGAAGTCGCCCTCTTTAATTTCATTCATACTTTTCCCTATATTCCCTTCGGAACGATTGATTGCATAAATTTGTGCTGCTGCTTCACTACGAGTTTTATGGCAACCCATAACCTCATTTGTACCTTCTTTTAAAGCAGGGTAGCCTGAACAACCGAATGACCCTTTAGCACCTATACGATATGGCATATTAGTATTATATCAGGTTTTAGGGTGCAAGAGTCGTATAATTTCAAAAAGATTCCACCTATCTTTTTTAGATAAAGCCTCTACTGCTACCTTATCAAACGCTTTTTCAGACAAAGTAATAATTGGTTCTTCAGCAAAAAAATCTATTTCTAAAAATCTTTTTTCCCATAATTTCATAACACAAGAATTAACGTCTGTTATATGCTCATCGTATAGATCTGGCATAAGATTTTTAATTTTAGGAGTAAAAGAATATAAAAGTTCTCCAGTTTCTTGATCAATTCCCACAGTTTCTAATCCGCCATTAAGAATAAGTTTTTCAATCATTTCTTCTTCTTCATTACTCATTTTTAATAAACTCCAACAATGACTTTTTAGTTTGTAATCCAGTTATTCTATTAATTTCTTTGCCATCTGTAAGTAAAATAAATGTTGGTATAGAACGAATTTCAAAAGTTTTAGCCATTTCGTTTTCTATATCTACGTCAATTATTTGAAAAATACCAGGGAAGGACTCTCTGTTTAAATCTTCAACAATTGGTTTTACTTTTTTACAAGGCTGACACCAATCTGCCGTAAAGTAAAGTATTGACTTCATTTGCCAGACTTTAATCTAGCCTTTTTTAGTGCTTCAAAATCTTTTACTTTGGTATCTCCCATGTATCCCCAGGCATAGCCATCATTAATCATCTTATCGTTTAACGATTCTGTGTCGCCATTTATGTATATCCAACCAAGGATACGACCAAACTTTTCAGTTGAGTTTATTTTTTCAGTTTTAATAACAACAGACTTAGCATCTTTAAGATACTTTTTTAAATATTCTTTAGATTCAAGACCTAAAACTTTTTCAGCCTTATCTTTTGTGCGAGACTCTGGAGTATCAATACCAGCCAAACGCACACGAGATGCAAACAAGATGTCAAACCCTAAATCAATAATAACGTCGATAGTGTCTCCATCAACAACATTGTTTACTTCTTTTACAAAATACTGATACATTACACTGCCCCAATCGCTCTATTTTCAACTAACTTTTCACGCTCATCAATAACCTCTAACATAAAAGACATCATCTTTGCATATGATTCAGGATTATTCATTATCTTATCGTAGTGATGACTACAAAACATTAACTCTCCAGAGGCCCCTTTAACTTTAACAAGTGCTTGCGCTTGGCATTTATCACAACGATCCTTTGCATCTAAAAACCATTGTTTTGGCTTTATGCTTGGATGATCTTTTAATATGTTTGTCATAGTACTATTATATCCCTACTTTCTATTGTCTGTTGAATAAAATCCACTACCGTTGAAAATTGCAGCAGGAGCGCTCCAAAGTCTTTGCATAGATTGATTACAGCATACTGGATATCTTTCTTCATCAAATTTTTTTTCAAACTCAATTTGTGAAGAACAAATAGAGCATTTATAATCATATCTTGGCATAAACTCTCCTATAGGTTATATCTAAGTATATCAAAAGATGAGCAGTTTTGCAACTTGCTCAGGTTGTTTATCTACCGATAAGACTAATAAAAATGTCGAATTACATTAGATAAAATTATTTGATCTTAATGACCTTTGGTTTTTTTTCTTCAGGAACAATGCGAACAATGCTAACTGTAAGCATACCGTCCTTTAAGTCAGCACTAGAGACTTCCATGTATTCACCAAGAGCAAATGTGCGGGTAAATTTACGACCAGCAATTCCTTTGTGAACAACTTCAGCATCTGTAACCTCAACAATTTCACCTTTAATAATTAAGGTTCCATCATCTACTGATACATTGATGTTTTCTTTTGAAAATCCAGCAACTGCAACAGATAGTCTATATGTATCTTCATCTAGTTTAAGAAGATCATATGGAGGATATGATTGTGAATTTACTTTATGTGCTGTATTTAAACGACCCAACTCTCTGTTGAATCCAATAAAAAAAGGATCATTGAAAAGATCCATAGCGAACTGTGTTACCATTTTATTCCCCTTTCAAGCGAATAAGTTAATGTATCCCCATTTGGCAGATACGATATTATTATATCAGATTAATAAAATATAGTAAAGTTATTATATTTTTTGCAAAATATTATTAAAAAAAGGATTAATTGGAGATTTATTTCCTGCAATTAATTTTTCTATTTCACCACATATTACTGCATATTCCTCATTAAAAACTTCCATAGTTCTTCCTTCACCCATACGTGCAGGCTTTCCTTCTAATATTAATGTCTCTTTAAGGGTTTTTTCTATATCATAATTTAGCGTTGTACATGTAAAATGTTTTACAACATATCCATCTTTATCTACTAAATATTTTTCATAGTTTCCGCCCATCTTGGCGCCCATATAAAATCCTTTATTTAGCCAAGGAGATAAGTAACCACCTTCTGGAATTTCTTCTTTAATAGTATCTTTTATTTTACATAATAACATCATTTGATTTGAAATTTCTTTATATAGTTCGTGAGGCTCTCCATGTGGTTGTCCTAAACCGTTTACGTTTTCATTTTCTTTGTATTCGCTTAATTGATTTACAAGTTTATTAGGATTTGATGAAACCATTTCTGAAAATTTAAATGTAGTTCCGTAAACTTCTTCTCCATATTTTTTTGAGTCTGCACCACAAGTAATTCCTTGTGACCATTTTCCTTTAGTAACTCCTGGCCCACAGTAATCATTTGTTGGAACAGCAATTACTTCAAAACCTTGATCTTGATATTTTTCTTGTAGCCACTGCAATACTTCCATCTGATTAGCATTTCCGCAACCAACGGTTGTGTTGACAACAAGAGTTACCTTGTTTTTGTACTGTTCTAAATGGTTTGGTGTGCCCTCTGCAGAATTTAATGGTATTTCGTATAAAGATTTCATGTAATTAATTATATCATGTTTTAATATTAATTTTAGTACCCCCAAGGGGAATTGAACCCCTGTTACCACCGTGAAAGGGTGATGTCCTAACCACTAGACGATGAGGGCTTAGAGCGGATAGCGGGAATCGGACCCGCACATTAACCTTGGCAAGGTTACGCACTACCACTATGCAATATCCGCAATTATGTTATTAACATAATTAATTGTTTTTAATTATCTTAATTTTGTCATAATTTAAACTATCAACCACCTCTATTGTCACTCCTTCAACAGAGATTTTGTCACCTTTGTAATGAATAGGATTTGGACTTGGTACTACAGCGCAATTAGAACTAGACACAGGTGTACTACCGTTAGTAACAGGTTTTAAAAAGTTTTCACCATGACTCAGCGTGGCATCATAGGTATAAACCAACACACCATTTCTTTTTGTAGGCATAGTGCATGAAAATTTATTTTCACGGCGTGATTCAATAATTATTGCTTTTGTTTGAGATAAAGGTATTACAACCATTTTTACTCCACTGCTAGAATCATTTAAAGGCACCAAGGTAATCTCAGTGTTTTCTAATTTACTGAGTTGTTTACAATAAACCCTTTCATCATCAAGCCAACCTGCAACAAAACGCATCCACCCACTAAGTTCTCTAGACTCACCATCTTGATTTCCCATAATGTCTAATCCAAGAAACGGATTAGGTTCACGAGATGAGCCAATATGTGGCAATGCCATGGCATGACCAAACTCATGCACCCAATAAGACCAGTACTGCCTGTTAAGTTTATCAAAATGTTTTCCAGGAATTGAAAATGAAGATACGCTTCCTTCATTTGTAACAACCCCCTTTACCTCTGGCTGCCATGGAAATCCCTGCAATGTTTCTTGTACAAAATCTTGATTCTTTGGAAGAATAAAATTGACTGTTTGAATACCTGTAAAGTCAAAAACTTTGTCACTTTCTGTCATCGCATTATTCCAAAGTTTCACAGCATTAGGCACTCTTTCAAGATTATCTGATCTACCAATTGTATATTCACTGGTTGGATTAGGAATTCGTACCCATTTATTTAATACAACCCATTCAACTTTAAATTTGCCACCACTTACTGTGGCAAACCAATCTGATGTTAATTTCATTTGCTCATCTATGCGTGATCTAAAGTTTGCCTCTCCTGGTAAGTTTGGAAAATCTAGTGGAATTAAAGCCCACTTAACTGTTCCTGTTTTTTTTGCATGAGTATAGCCTGGAAATCCTGTAGGAAGTTTAGAATCAGACCACCTCAATCGGTTGTTGTTGTTTTCTTTAATTTTACATAACTCTATGTTTGCACTTGGTTGAGATGGAGGAGAATAGGTTATTGAATTTGTTTTTGGAGTATTTGTTACATTATTTTTTTTTGTTGTCCATTTATAAATTTTACCATTTTTAAGACATATAGTGTTTTCTTTTACTTTGTTTAATTGTGATTTAGAACAAAATTTATTAGTAACTTTATTTTCTTGAACATATTTTTGTTCAATTGCTAAAACTGGTTGAGCAGGTGCTGAATGAGTTGGTGCTAATAAAGATGCAACGGTTACGGTAGATACACAAATAATACACATTTTTACCCCCTAGATTATTTTTTAATTGTTATTTATTTTAATTACAACTTGACAAGGGTCTCCGCCCTCTTCCCATTCTTCTGACTCTTCTTCAGTCATATAAGGATCTCCTTCATGAGTATTACAAAATGGCTCTGTTACCCAGCCCCGTTTAATTCCATTAGTTAACCAAATTTCAAACTCATCAAGGTTTGATGACTCATCTTGTAAATCTTTTAATATATCGTCAAAGTTTGCCATATATAAATTATACTCTTAAATGCTTACAACGTCAACTGGACCCATGCATGTTGGACTAAATTTAATAGCAGAACTTACTGCTCCAACTACACGCTTTCTGGGATCTTTAAAATTTTCTGTAGCATTTAAATATCCATATGCATACTCTGCACCTGAACCCATAGCCAAATAATCTAAATTATATTTTGATAATGACATGTCTACGGAACTATGCTCATATATTTGTCCCTTAACACAAATAATAAGACCAAGATCTCCTTCTTTAGATGTATCTACCCACCAGTCATCATAGAAATTTCTAAGTTGTTTAATAAACTTAGTTTGCATAAATTTGTCTATATCTTTTATGTCTGGAACGTATGGGTTAAAATTATATCTAATTCGTTCACCATCTAATGCTCCTGCATATCCAATTAAATATGGACCAAGTTTCCAAACTTTTGGTGCTGTTAAAGAAAGAATGGTGTTGTCATCTGATGCACCACGATCCCCAGCCATGTAAATTTTTCCTTCATGGCGAACTACAGCCAAGACTGTCATATAAAAATCCCCTCAGAGTATACCCTTTAAGTATAGCAAATAATTATTGCTTAGTCAAAGACCTTTTATTTGATATTTTGACCACAGGCTGAGCATATTTTTGGCTTAGCGGTAGTCTTTTTAGCAGTACTTGCAGGGGCAGAGCCAAACTTAGGTCTACCAAACCCTACAATAGAAACCATAATTCCTTTTTTATTTTTCTTAAAGGCACGAAGTTTTTTACAAACCTCTCCACCATTACGTTGGCTACCTTTAGGATCTCCAGATGTATTACCTTCAATGCACCATACTGTTCCATCTTCGTTGTCTTTAACGACAATGGCTACGTGAGATATTCTATCTACCCCGTCAGATGGAAAATCAAAGTAAGCAATATCTCCTGGTTCTGGATCTGCTAAGTCTCCGTCAATCCATGATCCTGCTTTTTTAAATGCTTGTGCCCCACCTGGAGTGTAAACAGTATTAGGAATCTTTACCCCTGCTTCATTACCGCACCAGTTTACAAAAGAACCACACCAAGGTTGAAAGTTTGCTTTCATAAAGGCACCGTACTTAGTTTCGTTATCTTTTGGACCTTCAATAGTTCCAATTTCTGCTGTAGCAACTTCAATTAAACGTTCTGCTGTACCTTGTTCTGCCATTACTTTACCTTGCTTCCAAATTTAGCCCAGACTCTTTCATGTAAAAAATATCCAATTGCTTCCCATCCAATATAAAGAAGAGCGCCAAGACTTGCATATTCCCACTCACGAGTAAATAAATAAATAACTCCAGCGACACCTACAAGATGAAAGGTTTCCCAACTTGCTGTTTTTAGTAAAGTTTTTTTATTAGAATCTTTAGCCATTATTTATTCCAGTCTGCATCTACTGGTTGTTCTTCTGGCATTGCGCCATCAGGTTTGTTTAATCTCCGTGCTTTTGCTTCATCAATTTCTGATTCAAGTTTTTTATCTGCCATTGTATTTTTGGCATCAACTTCTTTATTTGCAATCTGTGCTGCCATAACATCTTTAGCGCCAGATGAACCAATTAACAAGCCAGCAAGTGTTCCTGTAATAAATGTTGCTACGCTTCCAAGAACATTAAAAAACATTTTATCGTTTTCTGATTGTCCTGTAATTGGTTGTGTAACAAATATAAGAGCATACATAATTCCTGTTGCAGTTATAAATAAAATTGATCCTAAAGTAATTCCTAGGATGAACTTAAGTCTTGCATCTAACTCTTGAGGAGTTAATCTTTCTTTAGCCATTTGCTGTTTCCTCCACTTTTTTATGTTCTGCTAAATCTTCTGGACATGCTCCGTTAGCCGTACAAATTGGTGGTTTGCATTCTGCACTTTCCCAGTTTGATGGATCCTGACAAGGATAGCGATAGTGACCATCGTATCCACAGGATGTTAGTCCTAATACTAGTATACCGTATAAGAAAAATGTTAGTAGTTTTTTCATAGTTTTATTATACCTTAATTTTATTCTTTATCTTCTTTATTTCTAGCAGGACTAGTAATAATCCATAGTGCAGTTGTTCCAATAATGCCATATCCTACTATTGTTTTAGCACTACCGTCAAGAACTACCCAAGCAATAAACATACCAAGAAGGGTCCATGCTTGATCAATTAGATCTTTGATTATATTTTTTATTATTCTTACCATTTTCTACCTCCTCTTGAACCTGGTGAGTTGGCTCCTGAGCCTCCACCAGAACTTCCGCCACCTGTACTACTTCCAGTAGCACCTCCTGTTGCAACCGCTGCAGCATTAATCGCTGCTCCTGCTGCCACTACTGTTGCTATAACCATATCTGTTGCCTCTTCTCTTTCTGCTTCTGACATATCTGCTCCTATACTTCCTAACGCTGCTAAGGCAGCACCTGGATCAGAAAATGCTGTTGCTAATAGTTCTGATGGATTTTGCAATAATTCTACCTGTGCAGCAACTTCTGCTGTAATAACAACTGCATTTCCATTTTCGTCAGTTCTAACATCTACTGGAGTCTCTGGCGGTAAGTCTTTATATTCTAATCCAGCATCTTCTATATCTTCCGCTGAAATTGCCTCTCCATCTGCTTTTTCAAGTAATGCTTCTGTAACTAATTCCTTTTGTTCTTCAGTTAATTCTTTGCCATCTAGGGCATCTTCAATTGCTTTATCTATAGCATCTTGTTCTGCTTGCTTGGCTTCTTCTTCTGCCTGCTCTGCTGCTTCTTCAGCAGCCTTTGCTTCTGCTTCTGCTTTAGCGTCAGCCTCTGCTTGTGCCTGTGCCTCCGCTTCTGCCTTTGCATCTGCTTCTGCCTGGGCTTGAGCCTCTGCCTCTGCTAATGCTGCAGCCTGCTCTGCTGCTTGTGCTTCTGCTTCAGCCTGTGCTGCAGCCTCCGCTGCTGCTTGTGCCTGAGCCTCTGCCTGTAGTTGTGCTTGATATGCAGCCTGAGCATTTGCTGCTGCAATGGCTGCTTGTCTTTCTGCTTCTGCTCGTGCTGCTGCTTGACGTATTGCTTCTTCTTCAGCAAGTTTATTTTGAACAACAGAATTTGCTGCTGATACTGCTGAATTCATATTTTCTATTGCAGGAGAAACTAGGTCCATCGCTTGATTTGCTGCGTTTGTAGCATATGCTAAATTAGCAATAGC